GTAGCAGGATCGATGACGAGATGCTGAGACATTAATCGTCCATCTTGACGATGTATGGAATAGCGACCGTCGGCGGCATATTCTCATGCTGGTTACTGCCACCTGCGCTAGCAACTGAGACACCAGTGCCGGATGCGCCCAGGTAGATACCAGTCCCAGCACCGTACGTGCCAGCAGCGCCACTCATGACAAAGCCGTTCTCATAGCCACCTGGCGCACCAGCGGCCTGCTGTACCACTGTCTGCCCTGGGAACCCGTGTGCATGACCAGGGTCATTGACGCCGTGATTGTGACCGGGGTCACTCACGGTGTGAGCATGAGATGGCATCTCGGCGGTCGCGAGGATATGGTACTCCTCTCCGAAGCGCGTCGCGATGATGATAGCGGAAGGACGGGTGACGCGATTGGCACGAACTCCACCTGGCATCTGATCAAGCCCCATCAGGTTCATCCCGCGAAGGTCAGGAACACGGAAGTTGCTAGCGCCCGGATCTGCCGCTCCATGGGCGGTGCGCCATTGACTCGCGATGTTCGCGGCCGCAAGTGGATATGTAGCAACTGGGTAGACCGTCCCATCGGCAAAGACCCAGTGCCCATAAGTAGGTTGATCGGGCACCGCAGATCCCGACCAGGCCCTGATTTCTCCGGGGATGGTTCCAGCTGACGCTTTGACCGTGCTCGTCAGTTGTGCCCAACCTGTCCCATAGTCGTACCACATGATGTTGGTGTCATTCGCGAAGTAGAACCGTCCCTGCTTGCCTGGGCTCGCGGGAGTACTGATCGGACGAGAGGCCATCGACCCCTGCGAGTAGATCGCCCCAAGCGATTCCAACCCCGCAAGTAGGTTACGATCATAGACAGGGACGTCAGCCGGGTCGGAGCGATCCGCCGCTGGCGCAACAATCCCGAATCTTGCTGATGGTGCGTCTGGCATGATCCTTACGCTCCTTGCGTATCGGTGTAAACTCCTTCAAAGGTCGCGTAGTACGTGAACACTGCCTGGAAGCTCGCATGATTCTCCCAGAGAATCTCAAAGTCTTGCCCAACCATCGTCGAATAGTGGAGAACGATCCCGGCTGGTTTCTGCGCCATGAGAGCAGCAAGTACCGTACTGGTATCTGGAGTCTCGCTGGTCTTCGTGACAACCTGAAGATGGTATGGATCGGCGCCAGCCCCCGGATCGAATCGTTCACGCATGAGAACAGATTTGGTCCCGGTCAGAAATGGCGCAGGAGCGGCCATGATGGCTGCTGGCGTTCCTCGATTCCATCCATCGGTCGCCTGGATCCTTTGCCGCTGATCATCGGCCGAGATCCCCGGAGGCAGATAGACACCGACGAACTGCGCCAGCCATGGCAGAGCCTTGTCCGGGCAACGAGTGATGTCGATGATCTTAGACCAGCCGACCTCGCCATCCGTATCCGTCTCCGCCAGATTCGCAACCTCTTCCATATTGTACGCAAGCATCGCAATATACGCGAGCAAGCTGTAGGAAGCCGCTGGATCATAGACGGCCATCGGAGCAAGGATGTTGTAGACACGCTCGGCAACCGGATCGACCGGGTAGGGCAGGACGATATGGGGATCCATCGAGGAAATGCTCAACTGCAGTGACGGACTTAGAGTGCTCATGACGACGTCACCGTGCCTGTGATCGTTCCTGCGATACCCAACGTTGCCGGAGTCGCCAGCGGAACATCGGTTGTCGCCATCGTTCCTCCGTGCGGCCCAATCTGCAGGCTCACAATCCTGTCAAGATCCTGAGTTGTATTGATGACCTCGGCGATCTCAAAGTAGTAGGCTTTGTCTACCTGAATCCATGTAGCCTGGTTATCCAAGTAACGCGGATCTCTGCCCCAAACCGACGGACTCAAGTAATTCTGAAGTCCGGTGATAGCATCCGCCTGCACAACAGCAGGGTCGGCCCCCTGAACAGAGATCGCCGTGAAGGTCACGTCAACTTGAGTCCGATTCGGGTCCATGATGTTGACGATGAAGTTGACTTCCCGGTTCGCAGCAATGGCCTGTTGGATCAATGTCTTGGTCGCGCCGTCGAGATTGTTTCCGTTTTCGTCAATGGCGGAGACCGTAACCATCCTTGCATTGTTGTACGTGTTATCAGCCGGATTGTACAGGTCAATGGCGATAGCTCGGGCAACAGCGGGAGATACGTCAAAGGTCAGGAGCGCAAAATCGTCGGGCAGGATCGGACGGGTGGAGAGACGGCGCAGGTGACGAGCAAGCCGATCATTGTACTGGGATGATGTCTCCGCATCGACGCCGCCGGTCGTTACCTCTTCTTGGGTGATGGAGGCGACATAGTCCAGTGTATCGAGCAGGACAATGATTCCTCCAATCGAGCCCAGACCCGAAGTATCTGCCCCTGGACTGACGGCGACCAGTTGAACTTGCCCGGTCTGCGTCTGTGTCGATCCGGGCGGAATGGTTGTATCGCCATCAGTCTGGAACGGTGTATCAACACCGGTACTACTCCGAATCGTGACGAATGTGCTATCCGGGATGACGTACCCAGCCGCGTCATTGACAATCCAGGTCGAGGTGCAACGAGCCGGAGTTGCATCAATCGGCATGATGTTGAGTAGAGTGCTCCCGAAGTAACGGAAGATCGTGTCGGGAACATCCGATGCTGTCATGCGCAGATCGGCATCCTGCGACGTCAGGACCTGAAGGATCCAAGTATCGAGGTTCCCATCATTCGGAACCCAAGCGGGGGCAAGGGACTGAATGTAACTGACCGCCTCGTCAAGGAGATCCGTAGGGTTGACCTCGATTGGGTAGCCGACGTATCCAAAGGTTGAACTCATGCTTCACTCTCCTTGATGGGAGAGACCATGATATTGAGGTCGGCAACTAGCTCATCCAAATAACCCGGATGTTCTGTCGCAACCAAATCCGCACGGGGCTCTTGCATCATCACTTCAGCAGCGATCTCTTCCGCGCCAAGGGGTTGTAGTGAGAAGGTGGGAGGGTCGATCCCGAACTCGGGCACTTCGTCTCTCCATCCCTTTGGAGTACTGAGGATGGCCCTCACACAGTTTGTGATGTCATCTTCCGAATCCTGCTCGACCACCTGCGCCCCAGCAGAGGTCAATGTAAACGGAAAGTTGAAGTGTGGCGTATTGACTGTACTCATTCACGTCTCCAGGTTATCGAAGGGCCACCATGCGATCACCCACGGCTCGTAGTCGTTATCAAAGACGACAAGACAATGATCACCCACACTTGGCAGAGTTGTGTTACCACGAGGCATCCATCTCAAGTCAGGAAAGACGAGCAAGTCGTTCATCTCCGGGATCCGAATGTCGAGTCGATCCGCGAAGTCTACCGGAGCGCGGTTGACCAAGCCTCTCCATATATCTCCGAGAGCGGGCGGTGCTGGTAGGTCTTGAGTAACGTAGCTCATCAGTACCCTACATGAATATGGTTACAATGCTCCGACATCGTCGTCGCACCATAGTAGCCAGGATTGGGGATCGTGTTCTCTGCGATTTGAAGATCGGCATGGTTGCCGTAGCCGCCGGTGATCAGCTGACGCGGATGGAGCGGCCCTTGAAGGTTATGGAGCAGAGTACCGACCTCAAGCACGAGGGAACGAGCCTGCAAGCTATCGGTGTTGATCGAGATGCCGTTGATCGAGGAGATGTCAACCGCGAATCCTCCGGCATGACCGTGAAGCCCATCATTGCTGTGATCGGTGCACCAGGCATACGTTCCAATTCTGTATCCCTTTTGGATGAGCCAGAGAATGACACCGGGTACTCGCGGATCGAGGTTAACCGGCCCGACGGCCCCAAACAATTGCGATCCTAAAGCAACTTTCATTAGCTGACCGCGACCCTGACCATTGTCATCATGCCAGTGAGGATCGTGAAGGAGCTTTTCAGCATTGGATGCAGCACTCGCAAGCGGTCCACTACTGGTGTCAACAGTCGGGTCAGTTACGGTGGTCTTTCCTGAACCACTTGCCCAAGTAGGAATGTTGGCGGCTTGGATCGCCTCGGTGGCCGGTTCCGGAAGCAGCGGTTGTTGCTTGCTGCAGTTGATCTGCGCGCTCGGATTGAAGAGAGACCGGCTGAAGTCATTAACGAGCCAGCGACCGTTGACCGGCCCCATATGCTGCAGGGCGATGACCGCTCCGGGCGGCGCGAGCCAGCGACCAACGTGAGCGTTGATACTGACCGTTGCCATCTTCTTGCCGATGTCGTAGTCGAAACCAATCCCCTCTACACCAGGGCTGGTCTCATCGATAATCATGATCGGCTGCATCTTGATCAGATCCTGATCAGTAATCAGGTAGAACACCCCGCTCACCATGAACGCCCGCCAATTGACTTCATTGGCCAGCCTCTTGATACACGTCCAGCTGTCCTCGCGCTTCCAGATCTTCCCTCGGAATGTCGGGATGCCACGATAGAAAATGTAATCTGCTGCCGTGCCGCTGAACGCCGTCGGATTCATCAGGTTGGCGCCGGCAACATCGGTTGTATCGCCAGATGCCGTCACGGTACGATCCGCCTCAACATGCCAGCGGTCATATTCACGACGCAAGTCTTGACGCGGATGCTGAGTGTCGGCACAGATCTGCCAGAAGGGGGCATTGGGCTCTTCATTGTACGTCTTGATCGCAGCGTTGAAGAACATCCTCGCTGACGTCGCCGGATCATGACGGTCTCGATACGAACCCCAGCTAGCTCGCTGTTGAAACAAACCGACGGAATCGAGATCGCCGCCCGAGTAATTGTGAAGTGTCGATTCCGTGGTTGCCGTCATGATGGCGCAAACGAGGAGCTTACGCGGGACGTTCATCTGCTGCCCGACGGCGATAATGGTATTGGCGTTGGTGATCTGTTCCTTTGTAGCCGGGACACCCTTGACGGTCAGAAAGTACTGAGCGGCTACTCCGGGGATATTCATTCTTGGGTTGAGATGAGCCTCGGTCACTTGGTTCACATGAGTGGGGATCCCACCCTGCCCGCTAACAGGAGTTGCCGCAGGCGCGTCGGTTGTCTTCTCGATTGGCAGCACCTTGTGGAGTTCCGGGATCACAACCGGGATATGAACTTCCTTCACTTCCCGAATCAGGTTCAGGATGAACTCCGCTCGTGTAGTCTTCGAGCGATGTGCAAACTTCAGACCATTGTGCGCGACACCCTTCTTGGGGTAGCTCCGTAGCAGAGCAATCTCGCGATCCTCAAACGTCAAATCGAGTTGGGAAGACCCGGCATTCCGACTGACCTTGACGAGCCGGAACCAGAGACCATCAATCTGAATGTCGAGACGAGAGTTGAGGAGGCCACTGTTCAGTATCGACCGCTCGTAGTCATGAAGGCTGACGACGACGGTAGACGACTGATCAATCGACCTCTGAATCTGAACGTCGATCACCTGCTCCGCAGCATCAAACTTGATCTGACTCTTGAGATAGACGACAAGCTTCTCAAGGTCAAGATCGTCTCCCATCAACTCCTGCTGAATTGACTTGGGATCGAGTTGACTTAACTCAAGCTTGTGTACGGCGGTCGCAGCAGATTTCGTCACGGGATCCTCAGCTTTGTGCCGACCTTGAGATGGTTCGGATCACGATGACTCGGATTGGCCGCCTTGATCTTTGTCCATCGTCTCGCGTCTCCATACATCGCCTTGGCGATTGTCCGCATCGTCTCGCCCTTTCGATGGACGATGTAGATGTTGGGCAGGGATTTGGTCGTCAGGATCTTGACATCCCTCTCCGGGTTGTACTGGATCAAATGAACGACGGCATCCTGTCGTAGCCGATACGGTGTGCCAGGTCCATCAGTTCCCCAGATGACATCAGTACCCCAGTCGATCCCATTGATGACCCAGGTGGCATTCTTGATCGGAACGCCTCCGGTGATCTTGACGGTTGGCGGCGGGCTATAGTCACTACCAACGCTCATTTGAAAGAGCGTCGAGATCGCGGACTCAAGATTGATCCGTTCAGACCATCCATCGAACAGGACTGGGACATCCATCGCGTATGGGTTTCTACCGTCCCATTGGGTGAGCGCAGTCCTGCGCGGACGCGCTACAACCGTCCAGCCTCCCATACCGTCCGTAGCCTTAGGCGCATCTGCGCCACGAAGCACTTGAACCTGATGTCCGTCGGATGACTGAAAGACGTAGAAGTGTCTAGTCGGGATCTGCCCAAATGCCCCTGGTATGTTCATGCTCTCGCCGCCGCATCGAGTCTGTGTCTACTGACAGCCTCAGCAACCTGCTTGCCATCAATCTGAATGATCGACCTCAAGTTGATGTCCGGGAGAGAGATCCCGCCGCCGCCAGTATTGATTGCCATCCCCGCTCCTGGGGTGACAGACGCTCCACCCGGCAGCGCCACAAGTTCCGGCCCGCGTTCTCCGACCAAGAAGATGCCCGACCGCGAGACGGTGCCACCCTCTTGCAGACCCAAGAATTTCCAGGTATCGGATGCAGCACCGACAACTGCACCACCTGTGTACTTCCAGGCCTCCTTCGCCCAACGAACGAGAGTCTGGAAATGCTTCACCAGCAATTCGATAGCCTTGGCCACAAGCAAAATAGGACCAATCATACCGAGGAAGACAATTCCAAGCATCCACCCATGGCGCCAGATCCATGTCACAGTATCGTTGACAAGATCGCGGAACGACTTCACCCTCCAGTAGAGGATCCCAAGTATGGCAATAGCGGAGATGATGAGGATGATCCAGCCAACCGGGCCCATGGCGGCCCAGAGGACTTCAAAAGCGGCCGCCAGTCCAGGAATAATCCCCTCAGCATATCCAAAGGCATAGTACATGAGCGTCACAGTTTCTGTTACCCAAGCAACTGCGGCACCAAGAGCCATAGTGACTAGAACCAATGCCTTTTGCGCCCTGCCCATCGAGCCTGCCCCGGCAACTACGCCCTCTTCTGAAAGAATCAATCTTTCATTCCAAGCAGTGAGAACCAAGGTGGCCGTTACTTGAGCCCAAGTCAAGGCAGTCATGATAGCCTGTTTGATTGCCACAAGTATCAGTATCTGCCGATAGACGAGCCAGTTCCCGATCAGGATTGTCAAGATCCATGTAAGAACCGTTCCATGATGCCCTACAAGCGAGAGGATATCGGCAAAGAGCTTGAGTAGAATGTAGAGCGGCAGGAGCGTATATGCCGCGTTCTTGATCGCTGGTAGAAGAGAGTTGGCGATAATGTTTGCGAGCGCCTTGGCATACTGGAAGGCAAGATTGAGAGCGGTGAAGAATCCTCTCAAGACTGGATACCGACTCTCAAAGACGCCAGCGACATAGTTCCAGGTGATGCCCATGCCCTTCCCTGCACGTACATTCGCCTCAATCTGATTGGTAATTGTGTCGAATGTCTTATTGATACCTGATATGAAACTAGGCCCATGACTGAACGGTCCAGAGATCATAGCGCCCATCACTTCAGAGATGTTGTCCTTCAACGTCGTTAGAGATCCACCAAACGTCTGCGACTGACGGTACGCCGCATTCATAAGCCCCGGAGTCGTTTCTGTGTATTTGACAATCGCATCCAAAACCTGTTGAACCGGAATCCCGAGCGCACCGATTCGATGCATATCGTCGCCAGTCAGATGGAGTTCTTTTCGCAGGGCTGGCATGATTTGAATTCCGTCACGAGCTAGCTGCTGTACCGCCTGCCCGGTCAAATGCCCGAGGTTCGCCATATGCTGTAGAGCGACCGCGACTCGGTTAAGAGCGCCAGGAGTTGTTCTGCCTGTAGCCGACAAGTTATCGACCATGGCCTGAATTACATTGTTCGTTTCGCCAACCGAGATCCCGAATGGCCGAAACCCAAGATACATCTGCCGGAAGGCAGTCGTGATATCCTTGAACTGGAACGGGGTGTACTTCGCGAAGTTGAAGAGATGAAACAGTTCGGCATTCAGATCTTGGGCACCAGTGATCACCGGAGAGAGCGCGGCACGCGAGGAGGCCATCGTCTGATCGAACGTGTAACCCCAGCGAAGTGTCTCAGCAATCATGGCAGTCAGGGCCAGGGTAGCTCCGTAGGCATAACGACGCAAGGTGAAGATTGCCTGTGTATGAAGCCATTCCTTCTCTGCCGCTCTGAGAGCGGCAGCACCTTGCATGTTCTCGGCTTCTCCGAGTCTCACGACCCCCTCGGAGACTCCAATGAGGCCAGCCATTGCCTCTCTCGCCCCTGTCAGGACGATACGAATGGTCGATCTCTCGCTGGCTGACATTACTTCGCTTTCATCGCTTGCGATAGACGATTGATGGTTCGCACCGCTTGATCTTCACGTTCGTCGGAGCGCACTTCCGCAGCCCGCATAGCGATCTTGAGCATAAGTGCCCGTTCCTCCGGGTCCTTCGTGTGAAGGTAGGTGAATGGATCCTGCCCGGAGAGGGCAACAAGCACAGCGCTCTCAACCTCACCTTGCGGGCTTACACCCCTTCCCCCAATAGCTCCGTATCCACATCGTAAGCCGTGTTCCCCATCCAGCGGTTAAGCTTGATGGCGTACTGGCCAATGGCGAACTCGTTGTCACCGAAGACGAAGTACAGAGCCGCACGAGCGGTTCCGTTTCCGGCCTGTTCCCAGCCGAGATAGGTCGCCAGTTGATCCCAGCGCTCGATTGGCGTCCCATGTTCGTCCTCCAGCAGGATCGGTTCGATGTCAGTCGCCCGCTGGAAGAAGAACGCCTTGGTCGAGTTGATGATCTGATCGCAAACCAGACGCATGTTACGCTCACCACGATCCTTGGTCTCACGAAGGATTCGTTTGCCGATCTGCTCAACCTCAACACGGTCCATGAGACCGTGCCTGGTGAGCAGCAACGGCTCGGTGTACCCGATGATGCCGATCAGAGTGTCGCGAGTTTCCGCGATCTCTTCGCGCTTGGCCCGCAACTGCTCATGTAGCGATTGCGGGCCTTGCGCCTCGCCGCTGACGAGATCGTGAATCAGCGGCTCGTTGATTTCTGTCTCTTGCTCACTCATGCTTGCTCCCTCCGGTTACAATCACGTGCTTGTCGGCGGTGCAGGAATCGTGCAGGTGATCTCCAGCAGAGCCGGATCGTTTGACTCCGAGTCGTGCTCCGGCAGGGTGACCGTCTTCAGGGTGCCACCGTAGACGATAGGCGATCCATAGACGTTCCCATGGATGTCCATTGGCTGTTGGTGGATCTCGATGGCACTTCTACCGGCTGCGTCGATCAGTTGCTGGATCGGGTCGTGATCCCTCTGTAGACGATAGAGCCTTGACAGCACAACTTCGCTGACCGTCTTACGACCGCCGAGCGAAATGGCGCTTGCCATCGCTCCTGGGTAGTAGATGCGCTCCTCGGAGTCGATGGCGCCACCCGTCTTCTTGTCCCAGATTCCATAGTCGATCATGCTGCCGGGATTGTGCGGATGCTCAACCCGAAGGGTGATCTTCCATGTGTCCTTACGGGTTGGTCCAGGACTCAGGATTACTGCCATGTTAGCCGCTCACCCCCTCTGTCACTGCACGCTTGTAGATCTCGATGACGACGTACTCGGCGAACGGGCTCATCACGACGTAGAGCACGGCGTGAAGCTCGTTGTTCGCGAGAGTGGTTGGAGTGTTCACCGTCGGCCCTGTATCGACGAAGAAGGCATCTGCGGCCGAAGGGCCGTAGAGGTCTCCATTGTTGTAGTACCGACTGAGCATCGCTGCCAGGGCTCCGTTGAACGACGAGATCGTGAGACCCTGCCCGTCGATCTTGGTGAAGAGATACTGCTCGGCAATCGCCGCGCCCTCCCCCGCGATCCCCATGTAGAGACGAACGTTGCCGAGGTTGACCCAGTTTGGGTCCTGGACAGGATCGACGAGTGAGCGCCAGCCGTAGACACGAATCGTCCCGTACAGCTGACGGACGACATCGACGCCATTGTCGTTCAACGTCTCGGTGTCCAGGCTCGTCGGATCCTGCGTTAGCCCTGTCGCAAACGCGCTGACTCCGTTGACTCCGGCAGCAGGGGTCGCAGGGCCGAGACCGGCGGCATCGTTGCCCGATGACTTGCCGGCTACCAACGCGGATGGCGGAACAACCCGCGTTGTCCCCGAGACGACGCCCGGAACGATCAACCAGGGCCAGAACATCCCGCCGTACCTTTGATTGCCGACGCGACAGGCATGCGATGAAGTGATCAGAGCACCTTGGGATGCGACGTTTGGCGCATCGAGGATCGCGACTCGACGCATGTCGTTCGCATGCTGCAGAAGCTGCTGGTGCCCCAGATCACTCGTTCGACCCGGAGCCGAGACCTGCCCAATGCCGTAGTCGGTGGTGATGTGATCGAGCGCCGATTGCCAGTCGGCGTCGGTGATGTTGGCACGGTCGTCGTCGCCGCCCGCGAGTGCGACGGCCGCAGCCACCGCAGGAACCTCGGAACTGGCTCCAAGAGCGACTCTGATGTACTGGCTGCCCTGCCCCCAGGCGACCGCATCCCCCTGTGTCATCATGTCGGGACTGGCTTCGACCTCGTTGGTGCCGTCGGTGGTGAAGATGACGAACGAATTGGCCGCGAGACCAGCGCGAACGCCTACCTCCCAGGTAACGGCCCCTGGCCCAAGCGCCGACACAACCAGCGATGTGGCGGCGGCTGAGTCCTGAAGGTTGAGGGTGGCGACGGCAGCAGCCGAACCAACAACACGCGAGACGTAGGCTCGGTTGCCTCCCTCGTGGAAGTACACGTCGAGCGCGTCGTACAAGATGCTGTACGAGACTCTCGCGCCGAAGATGCTCTCGTAATCCGCCATGCTCCGAATGAGAGTCGGAACTGTCGGTCCAGCATCCGTGAGACCGACTACATACCAAACGCCGGTATCTGTGGGAGCAGAACGGACTGGCGGAGTAGAGCGCTGAAGAACAACAGTGCCAGGACGGGTCATCTACTCCTCCTCTCCTGCGGACTTCTTTTGCCTACTCGATTTGGTTGGCTGGACTTCGAGCAAGAGACCGTCCTCGATCATGGCTCCGTTGGCGTTGACTTCTTCGTCGGTCAACTCCATCGTCTCACCCGGCCCGACTGGACGGCCGCTCCTAAGTGCGGTGGCATAACTGCCAACATACCTGTATTCTGTCAAGGCAACTCTCCTTCGCCTTCAATTACGACTGTGACATCAGCCGTCTCTGCGTCCGGCCATTGCGTTCCCGGTTGGGTCATGGGATCTGGGTCGGTCGGATATGGTGGTCCACCGTACCGGGTGACGATGTTGTCAACAAGAACACGAAAGATGACCTGAACAGAACGCATAGACCGCTCGCGCTCTGGAGTGGGGATATCCACAAACGTCTCGTCCATCAGTTCGACGCCCGCGTAGTTCCAAGATCCGTCTAGTGCTTGCTTCTGCAACATGACGGCGCGAACCGCAGCACCATAGACCTTTGTCATCTTATTCGTGTTGACCTCGGTGTTCGCCCGAGCAACGACACCAACCCCGATTCCGTACCAAGCCATGAGAATGCCACTACTCTCGCTATGGATCGCTGCCATTCCAGGAGAGACAACTACGCAGAGCGGCATCTGCTCATCAGGGAAGGCAGAGAACTCATTACGAGTGGTGTAGAGTCGAGGCGGCGGGATCGTACCACGTCGGATGTTTCGCTGATGTTCCATCTCCTGGATGTACGTTGGCATCCATTCACCTAGAGTCGCCATGACCGCTTCCTCCAGAACGTCCGCGCTGAAGATTGGACCAAAGATGTCATTGACGACTGTGCTCATGGTAGACCCATCGCCACAGTTATGTACTCAGAGACCATAGTTGACCAGCGCTTCCGATCCTGTGGATAAAACTCCAGGAAGGGGCGTGCCGGCATTTTGCTAGTCCCGTATTCGTGATACCCAGGATAGTCAAGGTGTGACCCAAGGAACAGACTGTGAGGAAGAATCTGCAACGCCTGATTCTCATTCCCGAACTCGCTGTACGCATTCAACATCTTCTTCGTAGCAATCAGAATCCTTGGATCGAGCCCTTTCTTGATTTTCCTGGCAAGATACGCCGGGTCAAGCGCATGCCAGCTACCTCCGTAGCGCCGACCCTGCCCCTCAATAGTCACCCTGATGACCCGCATTACGTCCTTGGCTACCTCAGTCAGGACAGGCTCCATGTTAGCCAGAGCTTCGGCTCCATGAATGAGATTGGCCTCGACTGCATTGTCGCCAAAGATCGTAACTTTGATGGCCATCAGAACGGTCTCTCCAGGATGTCGATGTCCGCTGGAAACGCCCATTGGGGCATGTTCTGACTCAGAGTATCTCCGATGTCGCCGCCGCCCTCAACTGCCTGAATTGCGTTTACAAGTTCCTGTCTCAGTTCGTCAAACAAGAGCTTGTACTCAGGATATGGTGAACGGTTGAGCATGACCTCGGCCGCGTAGTACGTCAACTCAATCCAGAACGCCGTCCGAATCGCCACCACGTACGCAGCGTTGTCGAAGAGAACGTCCGGGATATCCGTCCCAAAGAAGATCTCCACTTCCTGGAGCGAACGGTCGATTAGGTCGTTGACCTGAGTTGCTGTCGGCTTTGTACCCTGAGAACTGCCTGCTGGGTCGCTGAACGTGCCGGTTATGTTGCCTGACTCATCGACGGTACGTGCTGCGTCGATCTCTCCCACCTGTTCCAACGTCGGGCGGTAATCGTCAACCGGCACGTTCAGATCCCTCCTAACTCTCGATGACCGAGGTCAGGCCCGTTTCGACGCCCTTGCGAGGATCGCCGTCGGTGGCGATGTTCTCGGCCTGGAGCAGACGATGAGCAAGATCTTTGTCATCGCCTGCAAGAGCGATGGTCTCATCCACCGTCAGTTGCTTCCCCGACGGGTTGTTGCCCTTGATGTACTCGGCAAGCTCGTACTCGCCCATCTCGGACACTTCGGACTCCCCAGCCAGGCTCTGGGGTGCATCAGGGTTTTGTCCGGACTCCAGAGCCTCGCGCTCGTCGTCGGTGTAGAATGAATGGTTCTTCTCGCCCTTCGCCAGGGCAAGGAGACCCATGTCATCGACCGACAACTCGGTTCCACGAGTGACATCGACGGTGTCGATTGTTGCGAAGCCCGCCGCGTCTTCCGACGACGTTGTGTAGGCGAACATGAGATCACGTACAATCCGCGTGTCGCCCTGCCCGCTGTACTCCTCAGGGCTTTCGTACTCCTCCACCCGAGCAGTCAGCGGCTTGCCATGAAGCTCAGCCACGTTGCCCCTCCTAGCCCGCCAGTCCCTGGAACTTCAGGACGGCGAATCGGTTGTCTACGAACATGAGAGGCCGCACGCTGGACTGTGTCCAGTAGCGCTGCGTCTCCTGCTCGTACCACTGCTCGGTTGCGAGCGGCTGCTCGACCCGCATCTGGCCGGGCTGCCCCGCCTGCACGACGTATGCCGTACCCGCCGTCACCCGGTTCGTCACGAAGACGCTGAGTGAGAGCGATGCCAGCAGATCGTTCAGGGCAGGCCCGTAGATCCGCGTCAGCTGCAGGAACTCCTGCGGATTCATGATCCACAGGTCGTACACGATGCCGAGTTCCTCGACTTCTGCGATGGACTGGGCGCGGGCGAAGTCGTACCCAGGCCACAGAGTCGAGTTGGACGCTGAAGCACCGGCGGTGATGACCGTTGACCAGTTGTTGCCAGTGATGACGCGGGTCGGCGCAACCTGAACGGCCGCTTCCAATACGCCGACCGCCCGCTGATTGATCTTGCGAACGATGGTGTTCCCGAGCATGCGAGTGTTCCGCACGAACACAGACACATCGTTGCGGTCACGAGCCTCGACCGTGACGAAGAACTTGCCGCCCCACTTCTCAACCTCGGCGACCTTCGGGAAGCGCCGACTTGAGACGATGAGCGGGAACTCTTCGCCAGGCGAGATCAGCTGGATGTCACGATCCGTGAAGAGGTCATTGGCCTGCAGGTCGTCATAGATGACTGCCCCGCCGGTCACTCCTCCCGAGTTCGTGAAGACACGATCTGCGAAGAACCTCTGGAGCGTGAGGTCCATCAACGTTCGTGTCACGCGCGTTGGCGCGTTCAGAGCGGTGTCAACCGTGATCAAAGTCTGGTTGACGGTCGGCGGGCCGAGCGGATGGGCGACGGGGTTCGGAACCAACTGCGCCTCAATCGCCTCGCCCGCACGAAGGATCCCAGGCTGCCCAGGGACCCAGACGATGTCGGACTCGATTCTCATGTTCCTCCTCCCTAGATCTCGTACAGGTCGATTTCGGCGTCGGTGTTGATTGCCGCGTCGTTGAGACAGAGGCCGATGGCAACCCCTGCCGCATTGGGGATGATGCTCCCATCGGCGGCGACCTCCACTTCCGCCCCTGCTAGAACAGCGGCACTGCACGTGATCGGCACGATGCCGTCCTTGGCGATGCCGACTTTGCCGCCGATTGGCGCATCCCACTTCGCGACTCCGAAGATGCGCTTGCCCGCTCCAAGTGCCCGACCTCCTGCACCCGGATGCCCGACCTGGTAGAGATGACCGGTGTCGGCGGTGGCCGCGAGTGTGCCAGACGGACCTGCCGGCTTGGCTGCCGTGATCTGGACACACTTCTTGCCGGTGATTGCGGCCGTTGCCACTCCGGTGATATCGTCACCTGGTAGCTTGAACGGGATGAGATCGTTGGCCATCCCCTAGCCCTCCTTTGCCTGGACGACAGGACGGCCAGCAGCCGCAGTCTGTCGCATGACGGCGATTTCCGGGAACCATGCCTCGGGCAGACCAATCGCTGCCCCTGCCTCGACTCCCTCTGCTTCACCGCCGGACGCACCGCGCTCCCGGAGAGGCACGAGCCCCTTCTCCAGCTTGTCCAGAACGGCCTTGCTGCCCTCGTAGTCGGCCGCGAGCGCCTTGCGCCAATGCTCGCGACGGGCGGGAGGGATGCGGCCATCATCGACGGCCGCTTCGACGGTGTCACGGATCAGGTTGCCCTGCCGCTCCTTCTCGTGCCTAGTTGCGAGTTCGGATCCGGCCTTGATCCGCTCGAACGTCGCACGGTCGAGGGTGACGGTTGCGCTGGCATTCGCCTCGTCGCCGTTGCCCTCTTCGGTCTCCGTCTCGGTCTCGGTCTCTGTCTCTGTCTCGGTCTCTGTCTCGGTCTCTGTCTCGTCACCCTCTTCGGTCTCGGGTGCCTCGGCCATGACCTGCTCGGCCATCTTCGCGTTGATCTGGCCCTCGGTGGCATCCTCGGGCAGGCCAAGCTTGGCGGCGAGCGAAGTACGAGTTGCCTCGTCCATCATGCCCTCCCTGGTCGGTTGATCAGGGCTGTCTGCCCTGGATGCATAGATGACCATGGCGGGATCCGCCATCTTCATCCCTGCGATGACAGCCGCAGCCGCGACCGCCTTGTCTGGGTACTCCTCGGTGACTTGCATCGCATCACCGAACTCCACCGCATCGTCATCGACCGTGACAGGGATACGACAAATGTCACCGTTCCCCTCGTCCACGATGAGATTGTAGCCATGCTGGGAGTCGAACCGCTCCCCTCGGATCCACCATGCTACATTCTCTTTGCCCGGCCCTTCGCGGTAGAACTTGCGCCGGATCGAGGAGACATCGAGCGCGGCGGCGATCTCGACATCCTCCGGAGTCTCATCTCCATACCAGAGAGGCAAGTCCTCCAGAACCGTGCAACCGGGCCACCGCACCCCGAGCAGGGACACATCAGTGATGACCATTTCATACTGCTTGCCAGTCACCGTGTTAACCCCCAACTGCGCATCGACCGAACGGTTGGGGTAGGCGGTAGGCAGGACTTTGGCCAACCACTCCGGCGTACCGACATAGTTGCCGATGATCGTCTGCTTGTTGTCGCTGAGGTGCATGCCTTCGACCCGGCCGAAGGCAGGCTCGTCTTCGCCAAGGAAGAGATCGTTGGCTTTCGACTTGTGCCCGAGCTTCAACCGGGGCGCGTTGACGGCCACGTCGCTCCCCGACGCAGCTTGGACCGCATCCTCCAACTCCTTTTGGGTGAAGGTATGCTTGCCGGTGCCAAGCGGGTACTCAATCCCGGTTGAACAAATCGGGATATCGTCGAAATGCCAGACACCGTTCTCATCCTTGTACGGTTTCATTAGTGCTTTCTCCTGCCTCCCTTCTTCCACTTGCGAGCGTTCAGCGCGAACGTCGCACGCTTGCGAGTGGTTGGGTTCTTGCTGCGCTTCATCTGCTGAAGCTTGGAGACCGGAATCTTGTTGCCTTTCTTGACACCAGCAGTCTTCCGGAGCTTGCCCCGATTCGACTTCTTGATCTTGATCGGCGCTCTACCCTTGCGTGCCATTACTTCGCCTTTTTGGAACTGGTCTTGCTTTTGGATCTGCCGCCGCCCTTCTTGAATGGCGCAGCTTTCTTGCCCCCGAAGGATTTGCTTTTGCTTTTGGCCATCACTTCTTCTTTCTGGCTCTCTTCGGCAGCTTGCCCTTGTTGTTGAAGTGATGCCGCTTGGCCCAAGCTGGCCCCTTCACAGCATATGCCCAGGCTCGCTGCTTTTGGGACCTCGCGGGCACTACGGCACCTTCAGCCCGGTGCTCTTGTTCTTCTTCAGCTGAACCGAGAGCAGCTTGCCGGTCGAGTTGGCGTTCATGCGGGACAGGTTGTCCGGCTGGCCGCCCAGATACCCCATGGCCGGATCGCCAGGATTGGCCTGCCACGCATTCGCGCCCTTGATGTTGCTCTTGCCGTCACTTGCTGGCCCTAGCAGATTGTCTGCCATCTACTCCTCCTTCTTTGTGGTGTCGGCGGGTTTGGATGGAGGGAGCACCCTGTCCTCACCCACCGACACCAGCGCTCCCGCCGCCACCTGGTGACGTGTCGCCGGGATTGGGTGGCTCGTTTCCCATATGTACTGCGGGAAGCGGTCTAGCTGTCGCCGGATCCTTCTCCGGCAATCCCATCTCGTCTCGGACAAACGCCTCAAGTGTGTCGTCCATGACGAGTGCAGTGGCCTTCACCATATTGGCGAAGTCCAGAGGTACGAACTCAGGATCGTACTCAAAATCAAGTAGTGGGACCTGATCGACATCTGGACCCCAGTTCCAGTCAATGTCATCCTCGATCACATGCTCGTTGAAAGTATCACAGATCCAACCAGCTATGGTAAGGAGACCAAAGCGCCAGAAGTCGATGAACGTCGAGCCGAGAGCGCGAGAGCCGGTTTGAGTCTGACCCAGCTGCATGACCATGAGCATGAAACGACGGGCCATCGCCTGATCGTGGTACTCAATCGAGTTGACGACGGTGCTGTTTGTCCCACGAGCCACATTGAGCTTCGCTCCTGCCGGTACCGCGCCACCCGAGGTATCGCCAATCCTGAATCCCTGCGCCATCTCGTTCAGCGCCTTGATCTCATCGGTCGTCGCCCCAGGATGAGCCTCGATGTATGGTACACCACCGGCTCGCTCGTGGTTGACGGCATCGATTCTGATCAGACGATCCTTGATCAGCCAGTTCTTGTAGATGTCACGAAGCCAGGATCGACCGGTCCAGTTTGCTCCCTCCTGATCCCAGACGTAGCCAACCAAACGATCTATCGGGATCTCCGGCAGGCCCATCCAGCTACCACCGGGGGCGTACTGTTGGGATGTTATGTTTTGGACAATCGAGATCAGACCGCCATCCTCAGCGATCCGGAACTGGGAGATGGTCCGTGGCGGTCTCTCCGCGAGCTTACGCAGGTGCCACATCCGGTCCACAGGGTCGATCTCTCCGACCTGCTCAAAGTAGTAGTGACCATAGAGACCAGCCTTGAGCGCCTTACGCAGGTGGTCGTCGAACTGGAAGCGGCCCTTGAACCGTAGACGGTTGCGCGGCGGATCACCGAGGATCGGCAGGTTGTAGTCTTTTGACAGCTTCTCGACCATGGGGCGCTCTGCCCCGTTTGGGTCAATGTACCAGTCGAAGCGCCGGATCGCCATAACCGTCGCTTGGTACAAAGCAGCGACCTGCCCGTCAGTTTTCATCCTGTCGTATGTGCGAACGGAGGTCGGCCAGATCAACTCCGGCACGTACTCGTCAAGATCAACGAAGGTTGTCCAACCGGCAAGACCGCCAATAGCAACCCCAGAGTTGACGACGGCACCAATCTCGTTGGTGGGAGGCCGCGATCCAGTTTGCGTTTTGACTATCGGTGGCGCCATGGTCCTCCTACATCGCCTTGTCTAGCAGATCGGCCGCTAACGATCCTTCCAAATTCATCTGGACAAATGGAGGCCGACCCTGGCATGACATGATAGCCGCGTCGGCAAAGTCTGGTGAATCGACGCCTCGCGCTCGCATGTCGTCCTTGGACTCCATCTGAATCCTGCCGGTTGAGTCCACGAACCACTTGACCGTCTGTAGTTGCTTGTGAAGAATCTCGTCCTTTGGATCCAGGTCAACCAGGCCCGCCTCTAAGTCCATCCTGAACTGCCAGTATGCCTCGGCGCGGCGGTTCTTGAACTTGTCCGGGCGGTATGCCCGCTCGCCTCCCGAGAACGGCACCACCGGGTAGCCCTGCTCGCGCAACCGGTCAAATGGACCAGCGCCGAGCCCCACCACATCGATCACCGACGGCGGCATATTGATTGAGAGATGGTTGTTGTCGAGGATGTTCTTGATCTTGCCGGTCGATTGCATCGTGTCGGTATGACCCCAGGCCTGCACAAAGCGTATCCGGCCACCCCGGTTCCTGTACACGACCGACTTGTCCTGTCCCATACGAGCGACATCGATGCCGTACCTACCGCTGTCGAAGCCAGGCAGATCAGTGTTGATCCCGGTCTCGATCATCTTCGGCGTGATCAGGTACTCGTCGCTGACGTCGGGGAACTCCGCCATGATCTTGGATGTCCAGAGCGGGCTGCCCTCTCCCCAGTCTCGCGTTCGATCCTCCACCCAGTGTTGGCTCACGAGTTCTTCCGCAACCCGCTCTGGGACCGGCTCACCGGTGAAGTTTGGAGTGTCATACGCAGCGATCTTGATGACATTCCAACCGGAGCCATGCTTACAGTAATGTGCGAAACGGGATCCCGGATCGTCAGGGTTTCCTATGGCCAGGAATCGAGCGTTGTCGTTCGTCATCAGCGTCAACGCTGCAACCCACAACTGCTCCGGGATCCCGCACGCCTCGTCAAAGAGGATCAGAATGAACCGGGCGTGCAGACCCTGGAATGCTGTGTCGTCATAGTCTGCCGGTTTCCGGCCCATTGCGATCAACTCTTCGTTCCTGTTCCCCTCTCCCATGTACATCTGACAGTCGAGGGTGATGCGGCCGGGTAGCCGTCCGCGTCGGTGAGCCCGGCGCATCTCCCTCCAGAGGATCGCCTGGACCTGCGGCCATGACGGCGCGGTCGTGATGACGAAGGCATCACCTAGCTCATGAACATCGAGCCACCAAAGCGCGATCCTCGCGGCGATGAAAGACTTGCCGGGGCCATGACATGCCTTAACCGCCGTGTATTGATTTTCGACAACAGACTGACAGATCTCCTCTTGCTTGCTCCAGATGAACTCGCCCAGGCGCTCCTCGACCCAGACGGCAGGGCTGTCCAAATATGGCTGCGGCTCCGGGAACATGATCCGCAGAGCCGCAGCTGCGGAACCGGAGGGCAAAGCTGCACCATAGCCATCCGGGGAGAGAGCTTGGGCGGCCACGGGCTCCTTTGCCCTCCGGGCCTTGGGGACAGGTCTTCCACTTGGCTTAGCGGCTGGCATGCTGGATCACCGGGAGTTGGTCTTTCATTTCCTTCTGCGCTTCGCTCAGCCCGCCCTCCAGAAGGATCAGTTGATTGCGTACGATGATGGGCCAGAGCTTCTGCTGCTTCTCGGTCAGCACGAGATCCTGCGCCACGTTCTCCAGGAGTCTCGCAATCGTCGCACCGAATTGCTCGGCCAGCCGGACTGCCCTCTCCGCGAGTCCGAGCGCGATGGCGTCCTTGCTGTACCGTACGAGCCGGTCCATGGCGTCCGCCCGCGCTCGCTGGAAGACATGCAGCTGCTTGCCCTGCAACGTGTTCTCAATCCACTCGTCCTTCTTGTTGATCTCAACGATCTGCGATCCGAGGAACTCGACTTCACCGGCGGTGATCTTGATGGCCCAGACGATGGCATCAATCGGGTTGATGTCCTTCGGCCGTCCCATAAACTCGATCTGCCTGTCCCGTTCGAGCTTGGCACGCTCCATGGCACGGTTGCCGCCGTGATATTTGCAGCGGCCGACGCCGGGATGAGTCGTTCCAAATCCTGCCTTCTGCCGGCAGTAGGTGATACCTTCATCCTCTTCGCGCTTCCGCTTCTTGGCGCCACAGTAGCCTAGTGCTTTGAGTTGCGCCGAGGTCACCGGGTCACGGCTCTTGACGCCCCATGCATTCTTGCCTGTCTTACTGCGGATGGCGTCGAGCTTTGCTGTGCCATTGATGGTCTGCGCGTCAACTACTTTCTTGCGGCGGCGAGGACGGCCTGGCCCCTTGCCATTGTGGTTGTTCATCCCCTGCATGCTCGGGTTGTTGCTCATGGCGGCGCCACCGGTGGCCAGCGTACAACCACGACCTTGGGGCCGGTGGAATAGTACCAGCCATGGATGGGATCAAAGAAGTATTCACGCATGGTGGGAGGCTGCCCAATGCCCGGCTCAACAGGCTCCCACTCGGGCTCACGGTAGAGTGTGCCCTCAACGGCGTCGGAGCGGAGGCGGAATGGGTCGGAGGACATCCGTCGAGAAGCCTAACCGATCCGAGCCGGTTCGTCTAGCTGCCACGAATCGTGGCACTCCTCCGCGCACGCGTTAGGCGTGCGCGTTACGCGCGTATAGGCTGCCGGTCGAGGAGCCGAGCTATATATAGGTAAACGTGGGCAAAGGCAGAACGCTCATGCTGCTTGCCAGAGATCCAGCAGCCCGCCGGTCCCAAAAGGTTCCTGTCGTTGAACCTGTGGGCCGCCCCTGGGTCTTGCCAGATGACATTGCTGAAGTGACGCAGTTGTCTGTACGTGTCGTGACGTCCATTCCTGTATCCCTCAAAAGCCCAGGCCACGCGCTCTGGTGCGGTCGTCCGCTTACCAGGAGTCGCGTTGGGCACGAGCCGGAAGTCTTCGCAGACCAGGTAGATGTTGTCAGCCGGCAGAAGCGAGACAGAGACGGCCTCTGTCTTGAACTTGGACCAGAGGTTCCAAATCTTGCGTGCCTGTTCCATGGGGTCACCCTGGATGGTAATCGAGCCCTTGCGTAGAGAATTTTTCAGCACGTCTGCCGCGAGTCGTTCATGCGGGTTGACGATCACCCAGGCGAGACCGGTGTACTCACCGGGGTCAATTGCGAAGATACCAACGTTCATTGTGCGCTCCCTTCAGAACCATATCAAAATGATCACGGCGATGATCAAAACCCAGATGACGAGACCTATGGCCATGGCTGCAATGCTCATCGGAGGAGCAACCTCGCGACCGCGACCCCGATGACGATCTCACACCAGAGGATGAAGAGGAGGATGCCGATCCAGAACGCGCCGAGCCAGATGCGTTCCTCCTTCGACCTGTATTTGTCGTAGCTAAACAGTCTCATTTGGCGGCGGCTCCACTACCATGATTGTGTTTGGCGGCATCCACGGCTCATACTTGATGATGGTCTCCGGGTTGAAGATCTTGACCGCATCGAGTTGAAGTTTGGCCCAGGTGCGGGTGATCCTACCATGCACGATCAGACGGCACATTATAGGGATCTCCAGACTTCGGCGGTGTCTACGATCTCGTGTAGGTGGAAGACGTGATCTTGCTGAGGCATATTCACGTAGTCCTTTGTCGGCGGCAGAATCATCGCGGCCACCATGTCTGGCCCAAGCAGACGGTAGCGGGCGACCTTGATCTCGTCCCAGGTCGGGTGTCGGTCGGGACAGCTGATTGAAAGATGCCAGCGCATCTCACCGTGAATGCCTCCCGGCTCGTGTGCGAGCAGAATTGTGCACTCGCCCATTTTGAATCGGTAAAGCTGTAAGTCCGCAACACCGTGCACGAGCGCCCTGGCCGCCTGCGGCATCGCCCTCTGGATGATCTTCTGTTCTTTGAAACCTGGCTCGTGCGAGCCGGGGATCTTCCCGTACCAGATCCGCGCCTTGCTGCTTTTCACGGGCCAACCTGTTCGTAGGTCTGTTTGAAGATGTTGTCCTTGCATGGGTAGAACTCGCCATTGACGCCCTTGATGATCCAATCGCCGGGACCGGCACCCATGGTCCCCTCAAGCGTCTTGATGTACAAGAGGTACCCGTGTTCGCCCGTAGCTTTGCCGCCACACCAGCGGACGATCTCGCAGTCAGTGTCGTAGTCTTGCCCCAGCTGCCGTGCTTCTATCACCACTGGTTTCTTGCGATACCGCCATGGCTTGAACTCGATGTCTGGTCTGTCGTACTCGGTGTTGGGGCCAGACTCATAGAAACCTCCTGGCCCATATTCGTCTGCCTCACTCATACGGTGTCCTTGATCAGGCTCCAGACAATTTCTCGCTCCCCGGAAGGATAGTGCACCACTACGTCAAGGCTGTCATCTGCGTCCAGTATGAAGACCTTGTACTGCTCCTCACCGTGTACCACCATCACTGTCTCGGCGCGGGTGGCGTTGGTGAGGAACTCGACCTGCGCCTTGCCTCTGTACACGCTCAGGTCCATGTTACCTCCCTGTCGTGTTCTTGAAGGCGGCGGTGGCAGGTATACCGCGCAATCCGACACCCACCACCGCCGCCGGGGAGAGGAGCCGACCGGACGTGAACCGCGGCTTCCCTCGCCTCCTAGTCTACCGGATCCCGCTCGGCCGCGCTAGGGGGTCGTTTCCGGGGGTTTTTCGGGCTGGATGGTTTCTTCGGTTTCGGGCGGGGCTTGGTTGCCTGGCAGGGCCAGGCTGCCCATGTGCCTTCCAGGACGTATGGACATGTGGGGCTAGTCCTGGTCATGGGGCTCGTTCTCCGGAGTGCAGGCTTGCAGACATTGTTCATCCATCTCACCGGTGAAGGGGTTACGAGTCTCCATCATCACCAGGAATTGAAATCCTGGGTCCTCGATTCTGAAGCTTGTTTGGTCATCATCCAGCATGTCTGCCGTGACGCAGGTCACGTCCTCGATGATGATGTCCTCGATCTTGTCCGCCATTTGTATGGCGAGCTTCATTTCGCGCCAACAATCTTCTCAAGTCTGTCGATGTACACGAGCAGCTGGTCGGGGTCGATCTCTGTGAGCAGACCTTCCTTCTCCATCTGCTTGAGGTACGAGAGGCGCATGTTGAGTGGTACGAACCAGCCTTGCATGTGCTTGCCGTTCTTTGTCACAAACGGCTTTGCCTCTCCACCATACATCTTGGACAAGGCCTGCGGATAGAACTCTGTCTTGTTGACCGCGACCGGATGGATGTCGTCCGTGCCGACGAAGTTGAACGTGCCCTGGACAAAGCCCGCCAACTTCAACAACTGGTCGTTAGTTGGCTTTGCTTGTCCGGGGGCTTGTCTTGCTCGTGCCATGCTCCCTCCTTGGTTTGTTCAGGTTGCGACCCCTAAAGGGGTCGCCCCGATATGGTTGGGTTCTCGGGGATTCTACCGGAGTTCAGGTGTGAAGTCTAGTCCCTATTTACGGACGCCCGCGAGCCGAGCTTCAACCCATCAGCCTCTCCTCCGCGCACGCGTTGAATTCCCGATTATACTAAAAGGCGTGCGCGATCGAGAGGAATGGAATGGAGGGTCTGTTCTGGGCCTCGCGTCCGTATCTTCGCGCGAGGTGTTTGATTTTTTTGTGTGGTTATGTGTATTGGTTGTGCGGATTTCAGTTGAGATGCCGTAGACGCGGCGGTTGAGATGCCGTAGGATGTGTGTTTTCCGAGAGGTGTGGGGCAGAAATTCAGGTACTTGTGCGGCAGAAAGTGGGTGTATGCAGGTGTTTCGCTCGACGACTCGCCATTGGATTAGGGTGTGTGGTAGGGAGCGGGTGTGTGTGAAATTTGCTCTCGGGGGCAGGTTTGTGTGGTTGTTTTTGAACTGTTCATTCAGCATGCGGGGGCGCACCCGCACCGCCGGAGTCCCGGCCGGAAAAAAGCCGCCCCCGGAGGGGGCGGCTTCGGTTCGGCGGTCTCTCTCCTCGCGTCTCGCCTCCGAGGTCGCGCGTCGCGCGGAGGGTAGAGAGGCTTCGGCGGGAAGGGAGTCCGCGACCGGGGCGACGCCGCTAGCTTAGCGTCGCCTCGATTTCGGCGGTCTCGTCCTCGCGCGTCGCCGGAGCGCCGACGCGAGTACCGCGACCCGTATACGAGAGGGCGAGATCCCCGCCGCCCTTCTCGTAGAGGGCGCGGACGGCCGCGACCGGGACGGGACGGCCGAGGGTCGCGGCGGCGGACGCTGCGACGACCTCCCAGCGTCCGAGACGGCCGCCCGCGTCGCGGCGGGAGCGGATCGCGCGGGCGAGGGCGGCGGCGCCCTTCGCGGCCGACGCGGGGAGCGGGGAGCGGGAGCCGTTCTCCTCGTAGTAAACGGCCGCGACGACCGGGACGAGGCGCGACGCGGGGAGACCGCTTTTCCGCGCGGCGCTTTTCGTCGCGTCGGCGGGCGAGTACGGGTACCCCTCGCCGCCGTCCTTCTTCTCCGTCGCCCGGTAGTAGCGGCGGGCTTCGCGGCGGGCTAGTTCGAGCTTTTCCATCGTCTTTCTCCTTTACTCGGGGCGGCGGATCCGCCCTACGACCGTAGGGTACCGGTAGGGAGTCCGTAGCCGCCTCCCCCGTACGGGGGGTTTTACTAGACTTTCGTTTAGTTCGCGCGAGGTTGATTTGGCGTCGAGATGTTTTGCCGCGCGAATTGTTTTGAGTTGAAATGGTTCGGGGCTTGAGATGGTTTGGCGGCGTGAGGCTTGGGCCCGTGACAACTCAAGTCAACTCAACTCAACGCTCAACTCAAGTCATCAGAAGCCTGCAAAACTGGCAATTGAATGACCATGCGGGTGAACATTGAACGCCCGACAAGGACCAGACGGCTGTTCAACCATCGCCTCGGCCATGGTCGAGCGTCACAACTCAAGTCATGCGACACCTCGACCAGCCGAGGCGTGTCCAATGACTTGACATGTGACAGAACCAGACCCCCACCCCACATCACAACTCATGTCAATGTGACCAGCCCGAGCGACAACTCAAGACATCAGAAGCCTGCGAAACCGGCATTTTAATGACCACATGAACGTGTAAATCGTCTGATCCATATCATATCAAGTCAAAGAAGCTAGATGAGGGTGTATATTGACCACGTAACACCCACCAAAAAGGACGACAATCGTGTGTAAAGGACGACAATTCATGTCGAAACACCCACATTTGCCACATTTTCAGCCTCTCTCACAACCAACTCAAGCTTTCCCGCCACACGCGAAACTCAGTAGTTGATCGACTAGACGTCACGTATTGATTCCGGTAGACTCCCCGTAGGGGAGTCCTCCCGAGGACGCCCCGGAACCCCGAACTTTGAAAACTTGGATCCGCGCGAGTCGCCCCGAAAAAGGACGACATTTCGTCGCGCGTAGACCCCCGATACCCGGTAGGGCATACTCGACAAGTCCTCGCCACGCGAGGCCCGAGAACCCCCGACTACCGCATAGAACCGCCGAAAGATGATTAGGTACGGATGTGCGGGAAGAGACCCGAATCCTTTCAAGCTAGGTTGAAACGCCGGGACGCGAGGGCCGCCGAAAGTTGGCGGAAGAGGTTAGATCCGAGCTACAAAGATCGCCGATCTTTGAAAACGAGAACCCAAGTCCGGACGTAGCGCCCTCGACAACATCGGGGCCGCGTACTCCGAGGCGAGCGAGCGCGGTAGACAATCCGCCACCAAAGGGCCGTGAAAAGAACTCTTGAAGAACCGAGTAACGGAGGATGAGGACGCGAACCGAAGGAGAGAGAAACGCGCAACCGTACATCGCAGGGAGCTACGGGCGGACTTGAGGGGATTGGTACCCCCTCCTTACGGCCGAACGGAGGGAAGGCGTCATCCCGACGTCATCCCTCCGTTCATCGAGCGGGCAAATCGCGAACGCGAAACCCCCGCTGGATGAACGGATCCCCGTTCAAAAAGGAGGGTACCGATGGACAAAGCGACAAGAAAGCTCCGCGCGCAGATCAAGGCGGACGTAACGCCAAGAGGGCAACTTAGCCCGATGGCTCCGAAGTTCGTTGGACGGAAGAACAAGCCGTCCGAGCGGCTTCCGAATTCAATCTGCGCTCATGTCGAGGGCGGCAAGAAAGTCCCGATCCGGCGCAAGCGGAAGGACGGAACGCATTACACCTTGATGATCCAAGTAGGCGGAACGAGATGTAAAGCGAGAGCGCAAGTGAAGAAAGGTTCAAAACACTTGTGCCTCGCGCACATCGGAGACTAGGAGGTAGGGCGGCAAATCCGCCCCTCCTCGTACTCAACCGAGTGCGAAAAGCCGAAATGGAGGGTACCAAAATGAAGATCGAGGAGCTACCTCAAGAAGTGAAGAAATGGGCGCTCGACAACTACCTCGGCAACGAGGTAGGCTCAGATCAATATCGCGATTCGCAACCGGGAAGCGGCCTCATGGCAGCCGCCCAATACCCGTTCTCGGGTATGACGACGATCCGCGATGAGGGCGGACTCAAGAAGAACGATCTTGACATGCTCAAGGAGATCCGCGATTGGATCTCGGCGATCATCGACGAGACCGAGAACCCCAAAGAAGGCGCTTGGGTTGCGTATGCCGGCTGCGATCTGCTTGAGCCGGTGCTACGCCGCTCCTTCAACGCGCAATGGGACCTCGGGTTCCATCCGTACGGTTACAATGTCGAGCAGTTGCTCGCGGACTACAACGAGGCCAAAAGCGAATGAAGACGCCATTTACTTCATATCTGCTAGGCATCGAGATCGACCTGACCGACGGATGGATCGAAGTCACCTCGAACGATGCCGAGTACGGCAAGATCCGTTGGGAAGAACGCGACGGCAAGCTCTACTCTGCGATGGGAAGAGGCAACGATTGGGAGTTGTACGAGCCCCATACCGAGACCGGCGGCGACGCTGCGATGGAGTTGGAGAACGACATCGGAGCGGCAGTTCGCTCGATATTTGACTGGATCAAGTCGATCAAGTCGTGACTAGCGGCGGTCATCGATAACCAAGCGATGCCGCCCGGTAGTCAACCGGCTATCAAAATAAGGAGGGTACCGAAATGTACAAAGAGACGAGCATTACGCTCGACGCGCTTGACCTTCTCAACATCAGGTCTCTCATCGAGGCCAGGATCAAGGACGCAAAAGCGTCAAAACGTAAGCTACCCAAGAACGGCATTCCGGCCATGTTGATCGACGAGGCAGTTGATAACCACGAGCATACGCTCGGCAAGATCAACGCCGCGCTCGGCAGGATCAACCCGAAGCTCAAGGCTAGTTGACTAGCGGGAGTCGCTCACCGAGCGACATCCCGGTAGCCAAAAGGCTGCCAATACAAGGAGGGTACCGAAATGAGAGTTCATCACCGCAGGGTCGCGACCAAGCGCCCCATCCAGAAGCGCGTCCTCAACAGCCGCACGCTCACGAGCCACTTCGGCGTCATCAAGTGGACGAGCATGCCTCGCTGGTATGGCGACTTCATGATGGGCCGCATCTCGTGACGTACAACGCGACCGTCATCCAGGTCCGCGATGAAGTTATCTTCGTCAAGGACGGCTTCAACGAAGTCCGAACGTTGGATCCGAAGAAGCACCCAAACCTCAAGGAAGGTGACGTCGTCGATCTCGACGTTGTCGAGTCCGACCCAACGGCGTTCGGATTGAACGAGTCATGACCGATGTCATGTGGATCTGCCTTATGACCCCGTGGCTCACGATTGTGTTCGCCTGGCTCGCAATAGCCGCTCGGTAGCAGGAAGCAACGGGCATCCCCCGTTGCCTCGTGCTCATCTGGGCACGATTACAAGGAGGGTACCGAAATGACGAAGAACAAGATCGCCGACCAGATCATCCATCCGAAGCAGTCGAACTTCGGCAACGTCGGCGCAGCAATGGTCAAGGCCGCCAAAAAGGCCTGAGTAGGAGGTAGCCATCGCAAGATGGCCTCCTCGTACTCAATAATGAGTGCGGACCGAATGGAGGGTACCAAATGAAGAGGTCTGCAATACCAGACCACCTCAGAAATGAGGAACCGCTCGCAACAGAGCCTCAGATAAGCTACATGAGTGCATTGCGGGATGGCAAGGATCTCTCCAGCTTGACGCAGGAGCAGATCAGCTGGCTCTGCAATACGGACTTCGCAACAGTGCCGAAGCGGCGAGCAAGCTCGGTCATCGAGCAACTCGTCGCTCTGCCCTGGAAGCCGAAGGACAAGCAGGCCGGTTCACCCCAGAAGGGTTGGCCGCAGGTCGCTGACGGACGCTACGCCATCGAGAAAGAGGATGGCACGCTGATGTTCTACTCGATCAAGAACGGGCACAGCAAGACGTTTGTCGATGTATGGGCGAGCGATGCTCGTTGGCCGGTTCAGAACCTCGCCGAGCGGCTGCGGATTCTCACAGCCATCGAAAAGGACGACGATGCCGGACCCAGGTTCGGACGCGAGATCGGCCGCTGCTATGTCTGCGGTCGCACTCTCACAGACGAGACATCGAGAGAACTGGGCATTGGCCCGGTCTGCCGAGGTGACCAGTAATGGCAACTCGCAAAAGACATCGCGATGCATTCGCCGCGTTGGGCTACACCATCGAGGAATACTTCATCGAGGGTTGGCCGCCGGTCTGGGGCACGGCGATTCAGAAGAACGGCAAGGACGTGATGGTGATCGAGACTCACGGTTGCCATACCGAAGATGACTCCCTGCGTAACAAGTACGTCGTGAAGGGACATCGCGGTCACGTCAATACGCATACCTACAGTGTCCACCGCCTCAAGCGGGAGGCACTTGGCAATGCCGCAAGACTCCTCAATAGGGTATGACGCTGACCTGGAGCCGATCTACGTCGGCTCCAAGGTCAGACACATTCATGCTCAATGGGAAGGTGAAGCCGTTAGCAAAAGTACAGGCGACGCAGTTATCGTCACCCGCTACGGCATCGAGTATAAAGTTGTAATGGATGAACTTCGCGTCATCTGAGCAGGAAGCAGCCGTCACGAACGGTTGCCTCGTGTTCAGAATAACCTGAACACGGCCAAAGGAGGGTACCATGGCACTAACGCCAATGTACGGCGCGGAGAAGGACATGGAAATGATGTCCTCTCCGATAGAGTGGCCCTACTGGCCGCGTCTGCCCGTCAAGCGGAGCGATCCCAAGTGGGAAGGTCAGATCGAGGTCGGCGTCATGATGGCCGTCGAAGGGCATCTGACAACGGTCTTCCTGCAGTCGATGTACAGCACAATCGACATGAAGGACGAAAGCAAGAAGATCGTCTACGCCGACGTCAAGGCCATTCAGGCTGACGGCTGGGTTGTTGACTGACATGCCGAAGCTGATTCCGCACGAAGTCATCCTAGTCTCGTCTATCCCTGCTTGCAACTTCTGCGAGGATGGAACGCCAGGCCCGTACGACTTCGCAACGATCATGGGGCCTTGGGCCAACGGCTGCGAGACGCACTGGAAGCTCTACCGAGCCAGTCCAAATCTCGGCACCGGCTCTGGCCAACTCTGGATCACAGAGGACCAGGCTGAGCCGGAAGCAAGGCCGACCAAGAAAGCTCAGCTTCAAGCTCTCATGGTCGAGATCGAGACCGGCCTGGTTGACGATGAGACCGCCAACAAGCGGCTGGACGAGATCGGCGCAACCGAGGACGACCTCATGAACCTGATGGGCTTCTAATGACCGAGGTCTCTCACTACACCGTCGATCTCGACGACGATCTCAGCATTGTTGATATCTGGTTCAGAAGTGAGTTGCGATTCTCATGTAGGATCGAACAGCAGAAGAACGATAGCTTGCTGATGACCGTTGTCGTCGATGAGGTCACAGAGCAGGAGGATGGCTCGATTGGCGAGAAGCCAATCAAGATCGTCTCCAGGCTCTGAGCAGGAAGCAGTCCGGGTCACCCGGATTGCCTCGTGTTCAGATAAACTGAACATGGACGAAAGGAGGGTACCAATATGTATGTAATGGTTTTGTCTGATGGCAAGACCTACTCGGCACTCAAGGATTGTAGAATCGTTGAGGTTGCTGATCGGGCGTATGACGACCTCGACGCTGTCGTGGAAGCCATCGCCGAGGACGGCGTGACGGTTGATGGTCACATCGTCTCACGGTTCACTGGTGGCTATATGGTGACACCGTGACAGGCTCAAACCTACCGCCAGGGGTCTCAGAATCCATGGTCCCTGGCAACCGGCCAGAGGACTTCCGGCAAGAACATTTCTGGGAAGTCTTGATTGACCATGCACCGGATGATCACCTACCCGAAGAGTGGTGGGACGATACCGACGGCATCGTCAAGCTCGTCCAGATCACTCATGATTTGGCCTATGCCGAAGGTCTCAACGACGGCAAGGCCGAAGCCGATATGGCAATCAGCAGCCTGGAGAGCGACATCGAAGAGGAGTTGCAGCCCTGGTTCTATGAGAACCAAGACTGCAGCGCTCGGACATACCTCGCCAAGCGGGCCGAGATCCGTCATAAGTTGAGGAAGTCATGACTGACATCGGCGTCGGCTACGATTACCATCTCGCTGAAGTAAGTCGAGTTGTGAATGTGGCCAACAACTTCGTCGGCTATGTCGCTCACTGCGATGCTTGTGGATGGGTCGGTGAGAATCGACTCGCACGCAACCCGGCAGAAGACGATGCGGCTGCTCACGACCTCGCGAACAACCCGCCGAGCAATCGATGAGAGCGTATCACAAAAGCTGGCAGAGTGACCGGCCGCTGAAGCCAGACTCCAGGCGAGTCAAGTGGTACAGACCAGGAGATCCAGACGAGACAATTCGTCTGGAGTTCATGGACGAGTTCGGCAAGGTCAACTGCTACTACGCGACAGAAGCTGAGGCCACAGCCTCGTATGAAGCCTTCATCGCCGGAGAAGTCAGTGTCATCGTCCTCTTGGACGAGAAGGAACGAACCTGATGTGCGGCGGACGCAGACACCAAGCTGCGCCGCCCGGACATCATGTCCAGACCCGAAAGGAGGGTACCAAATGGCAACAAGAATCGTGAACAATTGGCCGTTCACGGTCGAGTTGATATCGCTCGATGACCTTATAGTCGATCTGCGATATCAGAGGCCACCCCAGGAAGTCTTTGTCGAGAAGCTGATCGCTGAATTCGACGAGACTCTTGTCGGTGCGCTGGATGTAGCTGAACGGAAGAACGGGACACACGCCATCCTCGATGGAGCACAGCGCTACCAAGCCTGCACGAAGTTCAAGAACGCAGCTTGGTGCGCAGTGTACAAGGGGATGTCGCTCGCGGATGAGGCGATGTTCTTCTACAAGAAGAATCGCAATCGCCGCAGCGTACACCCGTTCTACCAGTTCCGCGCACTCCTGGTCACCGGCAACAGGGAGGCTATGGACATCAATCGGATTGTCGAGTCGGAAGACTACAAGCTCGGCATCGGCGCAGGCCAGGAGAACATGCTCCAGGCGATCCGTGCCGTCGAGGATGCTTACCGCATGAGTAGTTTGGCGCGGAAGCAGAGCCTCAGTCCAACGTTGCATGTCCTGCGCGCCTGCTTCTTCGGCCGCAAGCAAGGCAAGGAAGGCGAGTTGATTCGTGGACTCGGCAAGTTCTTCCAGAGCTTTGGCGACGAAGACGTGGACATGGCCTGGTTGACCGACATACTTGCTGGACAGAACCCGCAAGTCCTGCTCGGTCGGGCCGAGGACAAGGCGTACAACTCGCGGCACCCGCGTATGTACTGGATGGCACGGGACATCTGCGAGATGTACAACCGAGGTCGCAAGACCGGCAAGCTCCAGATCCGCTACATCGAGGGAGCGAAGTAGTGCCTCTCAGTGAATGGGAGCCGAAGGACGAGCACACGATCATCTCCGAAGCCGGGCCGATCAAGCTCAATATCCGCCGAGTCGAAAGCAGCAATATCGACTGGGTTGGATGGCCCCAGAACGGGAACAAAACGATGGTCGTCCAGTTCGCTGATGGCAGCCGCTACGCTTATGTCGGCGTCAGCCGACAACGGGCGAACGCCTTGGCGCGAGCCGAGTCGAGCGGTGCATACCTGGCCAAGTACATCAAGCCTCACTATGAGGTAGCTAAGCTCAGGTGATTGCGGCGAGGGTTGTGAAAGCAACCCTGCGCCGAAGTCAATCCTGGCTTCAGACCGAACAGGAGGGTACCAATGAAAGAGTTCGCCTACTTGGGCGAGCGGTCTGAGATCCCGCTGGATCTCGATAGGAGCCGCTTCCCCAAGAAGCCTGGGCAGAAGCTCCCGAATGGCACGATCATCATCGATGAGAACGTCTACGCGGAGCAGACGGATGACAACGGCAACGTCGTCAGGCGTCAGTCCATCGTGCTCTGCCTCTGCCCGCAGTCACAGCAGTCGTTTGCGACTTGGGATCGCTGGGTGACCAGCGACTCGCCACTGGCGACCGGAGGCTACCAGATCGTGGACACGTGCTCGTGGGGTGAATACCACGACACGATTGTCGATGCTCTGGAGGACTTCTTCGCTCGTGGCAAGACGCACGAGCGCAAGGACGACGACTGGAGCGTGAGAACATGAAGGCCAGAGCACTCTACCATCAACAGATCATGGACGACGGTAGAATTGTTCACGCCATCGATCATGATGGCGGCGGCTTCGTCGTCTCGTCGGAGGCAGCTGGCGTTGCGCTTCAGAACTTTCTGAACGCAGCGACACTGACCGACATCTCCCTTCTCAACCAGCATATGTTGTTCCTCTACTTCAACATCATGCAGGAGATCGCGAGTCTGCCCCTGGAACTTCAGGATGACCCGGATGCCGCAGACGATCTGCGACCTTCAGGCTGAGCAGGAAGCAGGGATGAGAAATCCCTGCCTCGTGTTCAGATGACTGAGCACGGACCAAAGGAGGGTACCAATGGACGAAGATCCTCTCTCAGAGGACAATATCCAGTTGGACTACCGGCTGATCGTCGTTTTCAAGGATGAGCACTTCTACGCCGACGGCGCTATCGTGTTCAAGGACGAACATGGCTTCCAGTGGATCAAGTTCTTCCCGCGTAATGGGTACAACTCCTCCAAGGAGCACCTGTTCCGGACCGACCTGATCTACATTGTCAGGGAGTCGTCGTCGTTCGACGAGGATGAGGACCTGTGAGCGAACAACCGATCATCCTTGACAACCCCCATGCCATTCAGGCGTTCGCTCTGCTTCAGATCTATCACAAGCTGAAGCTGGAGGTCGAGAAGCCGGATGGCCCGACCTGGCGGGTCAGCCCTGCCAAGCAAGCTCGTCAACTGCTGGTTGGGGTTGGTAGACCCAATCCGGGACGAACAAAGAAGGCAGTGTTTGCTGCCTATGAGGCTCTTCTGGTTGAAGAAGGGCTCCTGCGGCTCGATGTTTGAGGACAGTCCTCAGCCGTTCGACCCGCACGACAACCTGCCCAAGCCGAAGGTGGGTGACATCGTCTACCTGAAGCTCATGGAAGGCACCGAAGGAATCCCGATGATGTTGCGAGTCGAACACATCTGGGACTCGCTCGCCGAGAGTTGGGATCCGATCGGTGAACATGCTTGGAAGATGCGTGATCGGAATGAGGATATCGGCTGGCGCGGCCACTGGTACGCGCTCGCAGTTGATCCTCAAAACGACGCCGATGAATGGGTCGTCGCTTCATACGAAGTTGGTAGCATCGCGTCCAAGTAGGTCGCAGGTCGTGCCCGCCTCTGCGGTGGCGGGCGCGGTCTGGAACCTACGTGGTGTATGTTCCGAAAGCCGAATGGAGGGTACCAAATGAAAGAAACCAGGAAGGACGACCTGATGCGCAAGATTCAGGGACTCCTGGCCAAGGCGGAATCGTCCACGCATGAAGGTGAGCGTGACGCTTTCTTCGCCAAGGCGGAGGAACTGATGATGAAGTACCGCATCGAGATGTGGGAGCTTCAGCAGCATCAGGTAGGCCGGATCTCCGAGCGCGAGCCGATTGTCAAGGATTTTGATTACGGCTTCGCCTTTGAGTCCGGACCATTCCCCGAGATCCACGACGCCTTGTGGCGTCTGTTCTACTCGGTGGGATCGTACACGAACTGCATCCTCGTCTTCCACAAGCAGCACTACAGCGGAGAACGGAAGCAGTATGTGTCCAACGTCATTCCGGTGATCGGCACCGAGACCGACCTGGCGTACATGGAGCTTCTCTTCTCATCTCTCATGACGCAGCTGATCGAGAAGGTTCGTCCGCATTACGATCCGGACAAGGACTACTATCGGAACCTTCAGACGTTCAGGGAAGCTGGATGGAATTGGCTGGAGACGGCCAAGATCATGCAGGATCATGGCTTCCATACGGACGTCACGACAGACAAGGCTCGGCATCTGACCGCTCATGCGTACCGCCGCTGGTGCAAGCGCATGAATGTCCCGCAGGACTACGCCAACTGGAAGACGTACCGCCGCAACTTCGCGGACGGCTTCGCAACGCGGGTAGCCTCGCGGCTGAGCGAGATGCGTGACGCTCAGAACAAGGTGAAGGTCGATGGAACCGGGATGGATCTCGTTCTGCGCGAGCAGCGCGATATCAACCGCGAGTTCATGAGACAGATGTTCCCGGATATGGGACAGCGCGGGACACTGGTGAAAGGCAACAGCCGCAAGTTCGACACCGCTGCCTACAACAGCGGACAGTCGGCCGGCAATCGGGCCAACATCAGCAGCCACCCCGGTCGCGGCGTCAAGCCGGGATCCGGGAAGCAGATCGGTAGTTGACGATCCGGTAGGGCAGCCTAGCTGCCCCTCCGAATCGACAATCCTGTCGATTCACCAAAGGAGGGTACCAATGAACATTGAGCGAGTGTGGGAGCAGAATCCACCGCTGGAACCGATGACGAGCATGCACGCGTTGTGGCGTGACTTCGTCTGGAGGCGAGACGATCCTGACTCTCCCATTCGTCGCTACTCAGACAACATCCCGGCCTGGTGCGCTGAAGCTCCAACGCCGGTCGTCGCTGCCCATCGAGCGGTGATGAGCATTCGACCGAACGGAAGGATGCACAATCACCAGTCGAAGGTCAGCCCGGCTCTGCCGCGCTACCGCAGACGAGTGGTCAGTCATCTACCGATGCTGATGAGATCGCGAGACTTCGCCACGCTTCATGCGGGGTTTGAGTTCCTGAAGACGAGTGGAATCGGACCGATGACAGTCTACGATGTCGCGGTCAGGTTCGGCGCGTACCTCGGGCTGAAGCCTGAAGCTATCTATGTCCATGCTGGGACAAGAGCGGGGCTGGAGGCCATCGGCATCGACGTCAGGAAGAAGAAGGTCATCCCGATGAACAAGCTGCCCCGGCCGATCTCGCATCGAGAGCCGGATGATGTTGAAGACTTCCTCTGCACATATCGGAGCGCGTTCGAGAAGCTGTGAGTTGCGGGTGGGGCGGCGTCAGCTGCCACCGCCCGGAGCCCCCATGGCTCCCGTTTACCCTGGAAATTTGGGGTAGACGCGGGGGTGAGTTACCTATATACTCACCCTTAATGGCCGTTATCCTACAAAGGAGGGAGCAGAATGGCCGTTGGTGATTACTACGACAAGCTCGTGAAACTGCTGCAGAAGCAGGACATCGGGCACTCGGCAGCCGCCGAAGAGTTGGGGCTGCCCGTCAGCGGGATCTCCTCGCTGGCATTCTCGCAGGCACTCGTCGATTCCGGACGAGAGGACAGTGCGCCGGCAACCGCGAAGTCGGTCATGAACCTGCGGGACAACGAACGGAACCGCTGGGAACTGATCGCCGCTCGCATCGGCGAGTCCGTCGCTCGTGCCAAGGAGTTGTACGAGGAGGCTGGCGGAGACGCCAGCGCTCCTCTGCCGCCCCTGAATGGTGAGGCGGACGAGGCACCCAGTCGGGGCAATCGCAAGTCGGGTCCGGCCCGCAAGACCGGCACCGCAACCAAGGCTTCTTCCAAGAAGTCGTCGGCTGCGAAGTCGGGCAGCAAGACCAAGAGCAAGTCGGCGGCTGCGCGTCCTCGCGGACGTGCCCGCACTCTGGCTCAGCGTCGCGCTGCGCGGTCTGAAAACCCCTCATAGCGGCGGCCACCGAAGCTAGTCAGACCGGTGACCTTTCAGAGCTTCAACAGCTTCTGGAAGGTCACCGGATCTGGCTGGACTTCAAGCCGGACGAAAGACCCAATCCGGATACAGGCAGGATGTGGCATATGCCCGCTCTAGTCTACGATGCGGGTCGAGTATTGTCACTCAAGAAGCTCCTGCCGCGAGGACCAATCAAGATCGATGATGAGATTGTCGGTGAGCGCGCACGTACGCTCGTACAAGTCTACACCGATCCTGGTGGGCTTCGCACGGTAGCCGTCGCTGACATTCGACTGAAGGATCCAGGTAGGGCCAAGAAGTGAGATTGCGGGTGCCGCAGGTTCGACCTGCGCATCCCGAAGTCTCATAAGGAGGGTACCAATTGCACGATGAGCCACCAGTGCTAGGCTGGATCAAGCTGATCCTAATCATCCTGGTGCTGGTCATCTTGACACTTATCTTCAGATGGAGGTTTAGTTGAGATGGAAGCAATCGAGAGTAGATTGCCGGTGTACACCGCGAAGCGCAGCGAGACATTCCCTGCCTTCTTGGTCGTCACCTGTGGATACGCGGACTGTCCTGGCACCAAGGCGGGCAGACCATTCCTGGTAGCGGAGCGCGAGTGGATGAGGCCCAACCGCCTGATCCGCGAGTCGCCAACCAGGCCGAAACAACCGATTGTGATCATTGGAAGATCTTGTCCATATTGCTTTAGGGCAGGTCGTCTTCCGAAGCGCAGCGAGATCCAATAGGATCGACGCGCGTGCAAGTTCGCGCCGAGCAGCGGATCTGCTCTTGGCGCGATGGGGGAGCCTGGGCGTCGGTGGTACCCTCCGCCTGGGCTCCCCACCACACACAAGCTTGGCCGTATACAGAAAGGAGTGGGGTATGCCAAGAACCCGAAAGGAAAAGGAACGGTTCAATCGCAGGATTGAATCGCAAGAGGTCACGTTTGTTGGTGAACTTCCTCAGAAGGGTGGTCCTGGGATTACATGGGCCATCAGGCTGGCGCCGTTGGTTAACACTCCGGGCGAATGGGCCGAAGTCGCGGTGTTTGACTCACCCGAACAGGCTAACAACGCCCAGAGCAACCTAGCGGGGCGAGCCAGAAATGGAGTTCGCATCCCGATGGAAGAAGGAGAGTGGGAGTTCGCAGCACGCGACTGTTCACTCTTCGCAATCTTCAGAGGAGGCAAGAAGAGACGTGGCTCTCGCAGCGTTCCTAGAGTTGAACGGCCCTGGTGACCGATGTCTGGTCATCTTCCGTTACAGCGAAGATGCTGTCGCTGCAATCAAGCGCGTTCCTGGTGCTCGGTTTGTCCCGAAAGATAAGGCGGGAGATGTAGGCCAGGCCCACTGGACTCTGCCTCTCGACCTTGACGTCATGAGATCACTTCGCAGAGAGTTCGGCAACGGACTTGAACTGGGAAGTGGAATCAAGGCGTGGGGTCGGGGGCAGGTCCAGAAGGAGCAGAGTCTCCAGTCATTGTCGGTCATGGACGATGTGGCCATCGATGATCTGGTGATAGCGAAGAAGCTCCCCGATCTGGTTGAATGGTTCCGTCCGTATCAGCGTGCAGACGTCAAGTTCATGGCGACGGCTAACTGCCTGAACCTGAACGAGCCGCGTCTGGGCAAGACGACAGAGGTCATCGGTGCGGTCTTTGAGGCCGGTATCGAGAACATGCCTCATCTCGTCGTCGCGCCGAAGTCTACCATCGACTCTGTCTGGAGGATGGAGATCGAGCGGTGGACGGATCACGTTGTCGTCTCGTATCACGGTGACCTCAACATCCGCGAGAAAGCGGAGGCTGAGAGAACCGTGGAGCGATGTCTCGACAAGGACAAGCCGTTCTGGTTCGTCACGACGCCGGACATGATCCGGCGCGAGTCGTACCCGCAGGTGAAGGAGTGGGGCTCGTTGACCATTGACGAGTTCCACAAGACCGGCCTGCCCGAGATCAAGAACGTGTTTCCGAAGGCAGTTGGCAAGATCAAGGCTGAACGGAAGTATGCCCTCAGCGGAACACCGATGGGCGGCAAGCCGATCAAGTTGTGGGGCGCTCTGCACTTCATCGAGCCGCAGCAGTATACGTCGAAGTGGACGTGGGCTTCCCAGTGGCTGGTGATCAATACAGTGTGGGGCAACCACAAGGAGATCGGTGGCATCAAGCGCGGTTTGGAGGATCACTTCTACCGTATGCTTGCGAAGCACACAGTACGACGGCTGAGGACTGAGGTGCTACCTCAGATCCCCGAGAAGCAGTGGGTGGATGTATGGTGTGAGATGGTGCCCAAGCAGGCGGCTCAGTACAACGAGTTCGCCAAGCAGGCAGAGATCCGCATCGACGAGTACCACCTGTCTGCGACGTCAATCCTCGCGGAGTATGTCCGCCTCAAGCAGTTCGCGAATCACCGGAATACGATTGAGGTGATGAAGGTGGACGAGGAGACCGGCAAGGTTGAGATGAAGCTCAGAGCGACCGAGGAATCGGGCAAGATCCCAGAGCTACTTGAACGCCTCTATGAGGCAGGGATTGACCCTGAGGAGCCGGAAGGTGATGAGCAGGCCATCGTTGCCAGTCAGTTCCGCGAGACCGCCGAGATGATCCAGCGACACCTGGTGTCGCAGGGGATCGGCTGTGAGATCATCAGCGGCAGAGTGTCACAGAAGGAGCGCAACCGATTGCAGGCTGAGTTCCAGAGTGGCAAGCTCCGCGTGATGGTGATCGTAACATCAGCGGCTGGAGTCGGCATCACCCTGAACCGTGCGGATTCGGTTCACGTTCTCGATGAGACGTGGAACCCGGACGACCAGGAGCAGCTAACCGACCGAGCCGTTGACACGAACCGTTACCATCAGGTTACGGCGTTTGTCTACCGAAGCCGTGGCACGGTTGAGCAGTATATCAAGGAAGTGAACGATGAGAAGTGGGATATTAACAAGAACATCCTCGACCTGCGGCGCCAGGGATTCCGCGCTCTGAAGGGATCCGGATGATGTTCTGGATCCTCCTCGCAGTGTGCGTCATCCTTGGCACCGCCAGGGCCTGCGCCGAGTTCAGCACGAAGAAGGAAAAGGAGCCGTCCGGAGTCTCCCGGCCGGTGAGAGGCCATCCTAGCACCACTAGCGGCCGTGCGAAACGGCACCTGAGCGTCGTTTCGAGTCCGAAAGTCCTCTCCAAGGAGGACCTGAACGAGATGGAGGAATGGTTTTCAGAGGGTACCAGACCTGAAGACTATGAATAGGGTACCAATCCCAAAGGAGGAACGATGGCATCGCTGAAGGGTTACACACCGCCGAAGATCGGTGATGTCTGCCTGATCCGCAAGTCGTTCGGTGAATGGTCGCCGAATACTCAGGTGGTCATCATTGGCCTAGAGATCGCTGAAGAGCCTGAAGTCTACCATGCTCCGACGAAGCGGGCATTCTCGATTCCGGTTGAACTTCTGGTCCGCAAGCGCGACAGATCGAAATGACAAGGAGTCAGCCCTATATAGCTCCCCCGAAGGGGGAGCTTATAGGTCTGGCCAAATCATGAACACCTATAATACGGACGCCCGCGAGGCAGCTACCCATGAACTCTGTTCGCGTTCGCGCACGCGTCCGCGTAGGAGAGGACTTTTCATATAGGCTGGGGTCGCGGGCGTCCGTAGTAAAGGAGGTTTTGCATGCAGTGGCAGTTGTTTATTTGCTCTGACTGCGATACCGATGAAGGCGTCGTCATCGTGCAGGTGCCAGACGACGCGCACGCACATGACGCTAGCTGCGGCGTGGACTACTGCCCAGGCTGCGGCAGCTACTTATCGTTCACGAACATGGGAAAGGTTGAGGTGACTGGGAATGCGCTTGTTCATCTCAAGATGAGATAGGAGAACGCGATGAGCGATCTAACACCTTGCAACTTCAATACCTACATGAGGATGCGAGAGAAGGCAGAAGCGCGAAATGTCAAGGTAGTTCTTGACATGGTTGACTTCGGACCCATCGATGGGACCCCGACGAACTGGTGGATCACAGCTACATACTCCGACGAACAAGAACCGTCAGCGATGTTCAAAGCTCTGACGACTGAATGTGCCTGCTAAGGAGGACACATGCCAAAACCACTAAGCCGTTCCACCCGCTGGTTGACTGCGGCAGGTGAGGCTCGTGTTGCATTGGACAACCTCAGGGCCGCGATGGAGACCTTGGATGAGATCAAATCCGAGTACGAGGACTGGCAGGGCAATCTGCCAGAGAACCTCGCCAACTCCGCGCTCGGAGAGAAGCTCAGTGCAGTTGTGGATCTCGACTTTGACTGCCTGAGTGAGGCAGAGACCGCGATTGATGAGGCAGAAGGGATCGAGTTGCCGCTCGGCTTCGGCCGCGACTAGGGCCATCCTGCGAGCGGAAATACCGGGAAAAACCGGGCTTTACTTCACATCTCGGATCCGGTAGGCTATTCCCTCCTCCGGATTCCCCAGCCATTTCGACTCCGGGGCAGGGCCAGCAAACCAAAGGGGATTTGAATTGTCCGTGACGCGGAACAGGACGCGAGCGCAACGACGTGCGAGGCATAAGGAGACCGGTAGTAGTGTCAGCCTTGCGAGTGTGGGGACTGGCAACGGCCGCCCGACCGCTGCCGGTCTCCCTATGCTTCGTACGTCAGAGCGTTCGACGTTCAAGCGTTGCCGTTGGAAGTGGTGGTTTGAGTTTGAGGAGACCCTCAAGCCCACGACCGATGTACCTCCCCTCAGGTTCGGCTCGCTCGTCCACAAAGCGTTGGCCGACTACTACATACCAGGTCAGAAGCGCGGCCCTCATCCGGCCGCTTCTTTTCGCAAGCACTACGACGCGGAGTTGAAGCTGCAGGAGCAGTTCGGCTTCAAGGTTCGGGACATCGAGGACGATGAGACTTGGGTTGAGGCGGGAACGCTGGGTGAAGCGATGCTCAACAACTATGTTGACTTCTGGGGCTCGGACGACGAGTGGGAGGTCATCGTCACGGAGCAGCCGTTTGAACAGATCATCTATCGCCCGGAGACGGTCGATCCAAATCACCCCGCTAAGGCTCAGCAAAACGCTGAGCCTTGGTTCATCTACGTTGGGATCCTCGATGGGATCTGGCGCAACCGTCGGTCGAAGAAGCTGAGCATCGTCGATCATAAGACTGCAAAAGCCATCCAGGTCATGTACCTCGCTCTCGATGCGCAGGCAACCGCGTACTGGACCTGGGGACTCGATTGGGTGTATGAGCAGGGGCTGCTCTCTCCCCGCGAGAAACCGGCGGGCATGCTCTACAACCATCTCCGTAAGGCGATGCCGGACGAGCGCCCGTTTGAAGTCGTCAACGGGAAGCGCGTTCACCTCAACAAGGACGGGAGCTTCTCCAAGAAGCAGCCCACCCCGTACTTCTCTCGCACGCCCATCTATCGCGACTGGAACGAGCGCGAGCTAGCCAGAGAGTCAGCGTTCGCAGAATTCAAGGACATCGAAGAACTCCGCTCTCTCAACGAGCGGGACGGAACGAGTCCACCGCCACCCGAGGCATACAAGAACCCAGGTATGTTCACCTGCCCAGGGTGCTGGCTCTTTGATACTTGCGAGGTTCACGAGATGGGAGGCGACTGGCATGAGATGCTAGACCATTCAACCCGAGAGTGGTTGCCGTATTCAGAACATGAAGTCTACACAGAGGAGACTCGGTGATGGCAAGGTCACGCTTAGAGATCGCCCCTGAGTTCCTCGCTGCGGTTGTGATGTCAAATGATCTCACTCGATACGCCGAGCAGCGACAGATGATGGACCCGGCGGCGCAGCAGGACCTCGTTGAGCAGCTGATACAAAACCAGGAGAAGATCGCGCTCCTGGCGGATGAGTGGGCGGAGTCGGATGCCTAGCATCAACCCCGTCGGCGCGTCGAGTAAGGTCAACATGATGATCCATGCGGACATCGGCGTCGGCAAAACAAGCTTTATCGGCACAGGTGGAAAGGACTACAAAATCCTACTCATCCGTCCGCCCATTGACCATACCGATCCGATCATAGGCAGCGGTGTCCAGGAGACAATCGTTCGCGATTGGGAAGAGATCTTTGAGACACTGGAGTACGTCCGCCACGAGGGTCATGAGTGGGATTGGTGTTGGCTCGACTCGATCAGCCTGCTCCAGGACGTAGGACTCGATGACGTCTACACGGGTGTCCTCGACAAGAAGGGACCGCCAGGCTCACAGGCCCGTAAGGATCGGGAGCAGTTCGGCCCGGATCGCGGCGAGTACCGCGTCAATATGTGGCGACTCGCGCAGTACATCCGTCACATCGTCGGCGCGGGCGTCGTCAACCTTGGGATCACGGCTCACAGCTTCTGGTACGAGCCGAACAACCCGCTCGATGAGCTAACGATACCGGCGCTCTATCCCTGGATCCAGGGCAAGAACATGCCCAGCAAGATCTCCGGGATGATGAACATCGTCGCCTTCATGGATACGAGAGAGCGCGAGCGGAACGGCCGGAAGATGACGCAGCGGGTCATGCATACCAACAAGTCCGAACGCTACTACGCGAAGTGTCAGTTCAAATTGCCGGATGGGAAGAGTCCATTCGGTGACGGAGATCTCATCAACCCAACCCTGCCAAAGATGATGGAAGCTCTAGCGCCAGCACGCCCCGCGCGGAACGGACAGCCCATCGCTCGCAGGAGACGCCGCAGGAAGGAGGAGCCATCAAGACAACAATGAAGGTGCGTAGGTCAAAGACGATGAAGGGAGCAATTTGAGTCCTGTAATCAAGTATGACGTATCTGATGTCGAGTCGGGTGGCGGGCAAGAACAGCCGCAACCTGCTCTGTACAAGGGCAAGATCGTCTCGGTCACCCACCGGACGAAGAACGTCCGTGGCGAAGCCGTCAACGATATGGAAATCATCGTTGACGTAGGCGACGATTTTGCTCGCCTCTGGACGTACGTTCAGCTGGACAACCCTGCGTCGGCCTGGAAGCTCCGTGAGTTTACCGACGCGATGGGTCTGCCCCCCAAGGGCAACATCGATCCTGCGAAGTTGAAGGGCAAGCCTGTCACGGTCAAGGTCTCCGCGGACACCGACCTGGACGGCAACTACCGGGGTCGCGTCAAGAACCTCTTCAAGCCGGGATCCGAGACGGTCAGCGAAGATGAGGCTCCAGACGAGTCCGAGAGTGAGGAGCCGCTCACCCGCGAGGAGCTTGAGGACTGGAGCATCGACGACCTCAAAGAGGAGTTGGAAGCTCGCGGTCTGAAGCTCTCTGGGCGGTTCGCTTCCGCCAAGGCCATCGACGCCATCCTGGAAGACCAAGGCGAGGCCGAGGCAGAAGAGGAGACCGAAGCCGAAGGCAATGGCCAGGCTGACATCGATGCCGAACTGCTCGAAGAACTCAAGGCGGATGCCGACTACTACGAGGAGTGGGATGACGAAGACATCAAGCAGTTCATCGATGACCTCGGGATCTCGGGCAACCTGACCGGACGCAAGACGCGAGCGAAGATGATCGAGCACATCGTCTCCTTCGCGGAGTCGCAGAACGGCGCGACGGCTACCGAGAAGGGTGAGACAACCGACGATTACGACGAGTGGCCCGACGACGACCTCAAGGACGAGATCAACACCCGACTTGAGCAGGGAGCGGAACTGAAGATCAGCGGCCGCAAGACGAAGGACAAGATGATTGCGGCCCTGCGCGCGGACGATTCATCGGGCGAGCCTTTCTGATCCCCGATGGGCCAGCAGGCCATTGGCGAGCGCGGGTGCACACGCACCCGCCTCGCTTCTAACCAGGGTAATGATCATGCCACGTGTAAGTGAGCGGCACATCAAACAGCTGCGACCGTACCTCGTCGGTAATGGCCCGAAGGAGAATGGTGAGTGGGATATGTACTGTCCCATTCACGAAGACAAGAAACGATCAGCATCAATCAACGTGCTTACGGGAGCCTGGTATTGCTTTGGCGGCTGCGGTGGCGGCGGCGTACTTGACCTCATCCGCGCCAAGTCACGTTGGTTCCCACCAGGGGTCGCGGCGACAAACGGCGGACACCGCCATAAGCTACACAGCCGGGCAATTGAATCAGTCAACATCTCTACGATTAAGGGCTGGGCGTCGGCTCTACTGTCGAACGAGTATGCGCTGGACTACCTCGTCACCGAGCGCGGAATCCATACCAAGACACTTATGGACTTTGACATTGGCTGGGATGACGGTCGAGAGGTATACACCATCCCGGTCTACGGTGACAAGGATGAGATTTGGAACGTCCGTCGGTACACGCCTCATCCCAAGGGCTCGACCAAGATCTGGAACATCGCCGGTATGCGACCGACAGAGTTGTACCCGTTCGGGATCCTCGCTGACGCCGAACGTATCGTCATTTGCGAAGGTGAATGGGACGCACTGCTAACTATACAAATGGGCTTCCCAACCGTCACACGAACGTCTGGCGCTGGGACCTGGTACCCTCGCTGGAACATCAGCTTCAAGGACAAGCTTGTCTACATCTGCCAGGATCGAGACGCCGAGGGGCAGGCCGGGATGCGTAAGATCGCTCGCGCTCTCTCACGCATCGCTGACGTACGAGTTGTTGACCTGCCCTACGAGATCGAGCCCAAGCATGGGAAGGATCTGACCGACTACTGGCTGGAACACGACCGTGCCGACTTCGAGTCATTGCTGTCGGACGCGAGGACATGGAACGCGACTCGAACAAAAGAGCCAGAAGTCATCACCGTCTTGGACACCTTTGACTCCAAGCGGGTAGCCGAGCCAGCCAAAGTTCAAGTCACAATCAAGGGTCGCAAGGAGCCGGGTTACTCGATCCCAATGAAGGCTAAGCTAGTTTGTACCAGGGATGCCGGCCCTACCAAATGCCCCATCTGTCCTCTCTTCGCGGCCGGAGGCGAGGACGAAGTTGAGGTCAACCCATCCTCTCCCCGGATCCTCTCGCTGATGGAGTCATCGAAGGAGAAGGTCCACGACGCGATCCGCGAGGAGTACGGGGCAGTCAAGTGCAACCGGCTAGAGATCGTCATCGAGGAGCACCAGGCGGTTGAGATCCTCTACGGCCGTCCGTCCATCGACCACAGCGACGGGACAAAAGCTCACGAGTACAAGACGCTCCGAATCACAAGCGTCGGAAGACACAACACTCCTAGCAATTCGACCGTCTTATTGACGGGATCCCTCTACCCAAATCCTCGCGACCAGAGCAACGAGTTCCTCGTCTGGGACATCGTGCGCCAGGAGACGAGCGTGGATCACTTTGATGTCACGCCCGAGGCTATCAGGCTCATGTCGCGGTTCAAGCCTCGTAAGGGGCAGCGTCCGCTCAAGAAGCTTGGCGAGATTAATCGCCAGCTGGCCGACCATGTAACGCATATCGTCGGCCGACCCGAGATGCATGCCCTCATCGACCTAACGTTCCACAGCGTCCTCTCGTTCAAATTCGGAGGCAAAGTTGAACATCATGGATGGCTTGAGAGTATCATCGCGGGTGATACGCGAACTGGAAAGTCCGAAGCAGCTGAGAGACTTGTACGGCACTACGGCGCGGGGGAGATCGTCGGAGGGGAAGCGGCCACATTCGCCGGTTTGGTCGGTGGTCTACAGCAAGTTGCGGGACAGCAGTGGATCATCACATGGGGTGTAATCCCGATCAACGACCGGCGAGCCGTCGTCATTGATGAGATCAGCGGCCTGAGACCGGAAGACATATCGAAGATGTCTGACATACGATCTTCAGGTATCGCCAGGCTCACCAAGATCGAGCAGGATGCAACGTCTGCCCGCACAAGGCTTATCTGGATGGGCAACCCGCGCTCCGGCTCGATGGATCAATACACGTACGGCGTAGACGCGCTCGGCCCGATGATTGGTAACCCCGAGGACATAGCACGCTTCGATCTCGCGATGTCGGTGACGATGCGTGATGTAGCTCGCGAGAGAATCAATCAGCCGTTGGTGCCGAAAGGCGTACTCAGATTTACGAGCGAGGCTTGTCACACTCTTCTCATGTGGGTCTGGACGAGACAACCAGAACAGATCGTCTGGGCTCGCGGCGCGGAGGATGCAGTCTACAGGCTCGCTCTAGAGCTAGGCAACAAGTACATCGAGGATCCGCCGCTCGTCCAGGGCGCGAACGTCCGCATCAAGATCGCTCGTGTTGCCTGCGCACTCGCCGCGAGAACATTCAGTACTGACGCAAAATGCGAGAAGGTCGTCGTTACCAAGGAGCATGTCGAAGACGCGGCTCGATTCACCAACATGCTTTATGAGATGCCAGCGTTCGGATATGCCGAGCACTCACGCGAACGGCTCCTAGAGATGGAAGAGGCAGAGGAGCACCGCGACGAAGCTCGCAGATTGTTGTTGGAGCGAAGAGGTCTGTCGAAGCTCTTGCGAACCAAGAGCCGCTTCCGCCGACAGGATCTTGAGGAAGCACTGAATGTAGATCGCGAACAGGCGAATGCAGTTATCAACAAGCTGTGGAACATGAGAATGATCTCAAAGGAAGGAGCGGACTCGGTGGTATCTCCTACTCTGCAAAGCGTCATTAGGGACGTACACTGGTGACGCCATCGGTTGCAATTCTCGGCTGTGGGCCATCCGGTCTGATGGTCATGCATGCCTGTGTCCGGGCAGGCCTCGATCCGGTCATTTACTCACGCAAAGAGAAGTCACAGATCTACGCGGCGATGTTCTTGCACAAGTTCATTCCGGTGATCTGCCCCGACGAACCGGAATTGAACATTCGCATCTTCAAGCGGGGTACTCGCGAAGGATACGCAGAAAAGGTCTACGGTGACCCGAAGCATCCGGTTTCCTGGGACAAGTTTGAGCCAGGTACGATCAAGGCTTGGAACTTGTCCAGCGCCTATGACCGACTCTGGAACCTCTACTCGCACCGTATCATGGACGTGCAAATAGCACCCCTCACCATAACTATGCTGGCTCAGAAACACGATCTCGTCTTCTCAACAATTCCGAGACCGGCCATCTGCTACCAGGGACACAAGTTCAGATCTCAAAACATCTGGGTCAAGCATGGACCATCGAGTGGACGACTTGGTGGACAAGACATGATGGTCTACAACGGTAGCGATCTGGGGGATTACTACCGCTACTCTGAGATCAACGGCTATCGGTCCTGGGAGTACAGCTTTGAGCCGAAGGGCGAGCTTGCCGGCTGCATTCTGACGAAAGGGTACAAGCCAACAGAGACAAACTGCGTGTGCTACCCGGATGTTGTCAAACTAGGGCGCTTTGGAGTCTGGGAGAAGCAGATCCTGACTCACCATGTCTACGAAGGAGCATTCAATGCGCTGCAGCGACTGCGGACGAATCATCAGGCCAGTAGTAGCTATTGACATTGATGGCACGTTAGGCGACTACCACAACCACTTCCTGAGCTTCGCCGAGGATTGGCTGGGGTATGATCCCGACGAGAACATGGAACAGTATGATGGCTCGATTCCGTTTAGCACATGGTGCATGGGTGCTTACATGATCGAGCTAGAGACCTACCGGCAGATCAAGCTCGCCTACCGACAGGGAGGTATGAAGCGTACCATGCCGATCCGTCCAGGCGCGGTCGAGCTTTGTGAGACGGCGAAGGGCATGAGTGCTGAACTTTGGATGACGACAACTCGACCCTACCTCTCACTCGACAACGTCGTGCCGGATACAGTCGAATGGCTCAGGCGTCACGGGATCGAGTACGATGGTCTGCTCTTCGATGAGTTGAAGTACGCTCAGTTGGCGGAGAGAGTAGAGCCTAGTCGCGTCATCATGATCCTGGACGATCTCGCGGAGATGTGCGAAGCTGCTGAGGAGCTATTCCCCGGTAAGGTGTTCCAGGCCGCGACACCGTACAATGTTATGGATCCGGCGGCGATCACGACAACCCTAGACGCCGCCCTCGAAATCATGGTGGCGCAGATCCAGCATTGGAGGGTACCCATTGGTTGAAGACTTTGCAGCCGAGCACCAGAAGGTGCTAACCCAAGCGATGAACCTCTTCAAAGCCAAGTCGTCCGTTCGCGGACAGATGTGGCTAGAGTGGCCGCCATCCGACAAGATTCGCGAGATGCGCGAACGCATCATGAGGATCGAAGCTGCTTACGCGAACCGCGAGCGGCTGATCAAACAAGGTCACGATCATGAAGGTCTCGACCGCGTCATTATCGAGGACGGCATTGACCTCATCAACTACATCGACTTTTTGGTTAAGCAGATCGAACGAGGAATGTCGGGATGATTACCTTGTTCATGGCCGAGAACTGCCCCTGGTGCTACTGGTCATCACTTGTCTGGTCTAGCTATGCTCGCTGGGGCGAATGGGCCTGGGTCGGGAGAGTCTATGACTGAGGTTCAACGAGGCGAGTCACCAGGCCATGCGAAGCTCGGGGCCACCGGGCGCATTGAGCGCGGCGAATCCCCTGAACACGCAAAGCTAGGAGCATATGGGCATAAGCATGATGATCCGGCGCTTGTTCGCAAGGAAACCAAAACCCGTCGCAATCCTCGTCTTTGCAGACCGATGCGGTTCGTCTCACTGCATCATCACAGTACCTATTCCTTCCTCGACGGATATGCACTACCCGAAGCGCATTGCCGGCGAATTGGCGAACTCAATGGCTCCGCGCTGGCTCTTACTGAGCATGGAAACGTTATGAGCCACGTGAAGTTCGAGCAGGCGGCTCAGAAGACAGGGGTCAAACCGATCTTCGGCATCGAGCTTTACTGCGGCGAGATCGACCCGGAACGCAGGACACAGTTGAAGAACCATCTGACCGTGATCGCCAAAGATCGGGAGGGGTATCAGAATGTCCTTCAACTCGTCTCACGGAGCCACTCCGAGGGGTTCTACTACGAGCCAACTGTCTCTGGATCTATGCTCCGGGAACATGGAGCCGGACTTATTGTACTCAGCGGATGCCAGGGCAGTTTGCTCTTCACTTCGCTGGTGGGCGGGAAACATATTCCTGAAGACGGGGCAGGATATCAGCGAGGCAGAGATGTCGCTTGGCGTTTTCATCGCTCCCTTGGCGATTCTTACGTGCTTGAGGTGCAAGCATTCCCATCGCTCGTAAAGACCAGACAGGCGAACCCGATGATCGCACGGATCAGCCGCGAGCTAGGGATCCCAATGGTAGCAACGCTCGACTGCCACTACACAATGCCGACCGAGAAGGAGATGCAGCAGGTACTGCACTCGATTCGCGGGGGCGGAAAGCAGACACCCGAGGAACAGGCTCGCAGTTGGGGTTATGCGGCCGATCTCTGCCCGCCCATGAACGACCGCTACTTGCTCAAGCTTCTGGTCGAGACCGGGATCCCTCGCGACCAGGCCATCAAGGCCATCAACCTGACGGCCGAGTTAGCCGAGGACTGCAAAGTGACCTTGCCTCATCTCCCAATGGTCCGCTATCCGCTCCCACCCGGATACGAGACCGGCTGGCAGCTGTTTGAGGACTGGATTCGCGAGGGATGGCAGTATCGAGGCTTCGACCGACTCACCCTGCGGGAGCAGCGCGAGTACAAGGCGCGGCTCCGCTACGAGATGCACATGATCAAGGAGAAAGACTTTGCCGATTACTTCCTTGTCGTTTCTGACCTTGTTCGATACGCCAAAGATGCGGACATTGGAGTTGGTCCGGCTAGAGGGTCGGCGGCGGCGAGTCTGGTCTGCTACTGCCTACGCATCACCGAAGTCAACCCGATGCTCTTCCCGTTTCTCGTCTTCGACAGGTTCATCGACATCACCCGTCAGGATCTACCGGACATTGATCTTGACTTTGAATCCACCAGGCGTGGAGAAGTCGTTGATCATCTCGTTCAAAAGTACGGTCGAGAGTATGTCTCCAACATCGGCACCTTTGCCACCTACAAATCTAGAATCGCACTCGATGACGTCGCTCGCGTCTATCGGATCCCGAAGTTTGAAGTGGATGCGATCAAGGATGTCCTCCTAGAGCGTTCATCCGGCGACCTACGAGCGAGCGCGACCATCGAGGACACCATCTCTGAGTTTGACCAGGCGCGGGCTGTTGTAGAGCGCCATCCCGACATCATGAAGGCTACGCAGCTAGAAGGAAACGTCCGAGGATTTGGCGTTCATGCGGCCGGGGTTGCGGTCTCCAATCAGCCGATCACGAGCGTGACGTCGATACTGGAACGTGAGGTCAAGAAGCGAGCGGTACAAGTTATCGCTATCGACAAGTACGATGCGGAACAACTAGGTATCCTCAAGATTGACCTGCTGGGGCTCTCCGCTATCGACGCGCTCGTCTCGATGTGTCGTATGCTGGGCGAGAGACCGTCATTTCTCTACGATATCCCGATCATCGATGATACTGTCATCGAGGGATTCAAGAGGAACGATGTGGTAGGGATCTTCCAGTTTGAGGGACGGGCTATGCGAATGGTCAATGGCGCCGTGAAGCCAGACGACTTCAACGAAGTCTGTCACATAACTGCGCTCGCTCGTCCTGGCCCGCTGCACAATGGCGCGGTCTCGGACTACGTGGACATCAAGCGCGGGATCAAGCGTCCCTCGCTCGCCCATCCCGCGCTCGATGGCATCACCGCCTTCACCCAGTGGCAGGTCGTCTATCAGGAGCAAATCTTGCGTATTGTCCGCGAGGTCGGCAACTTCGACTGGACACACGCCGCCTACATTCGCAAGATCATCTCCCGTAAGCTCGGAGACCAGGAGTTCAACCGGCAATGGGAGCGGTTCTGGGAAGGAGCCCAGGAGCTTCATCCGGATATGGACGAGGAGACCGCAAAGGGCATCTGGGGTCTCTGTACAACCGCCGGATCGTACGCCTTCAACTTCGCCCACTCGGTCAGCTATGGGTACATAGCCTGGTGGACGATGTGGTTCAAGCAGCATCATCCTGAATTCTTCTACGCGGCCATGCTCGACCGTGCCGACAAGAAGACGGCTCAGGGCGGCGGCGCGGGCGGAAGCGCGAATGCCAAAGCGACCGTTACGAGCAAGGCCAAGCTCGACGGACAGGTCATTATGCTCCGCGATGCGATCTCACACAACTTTGAGATCCTGCCGTACGACCTGCGCGAGTCTGACATGACTTGGAAGAATGAGGGCGTACGAGGGCTGCGTCCGGGGTTTGATCAGATCGAGGGTGTCGGTCCGTCGATGGCCGGCAAAATCATCGAGTGGCGCGATGGCATACGAGACTGGCGCGGGTACGGCTGGTCATCTCTGATCATGGTCAAGGGGATTGGCGAGAAGACCATCGACAGGATCGTAGATCATGCGACGGCTGAGGATCCTTTCGGCGTCTACCGGCTAGAGCGTATGATCCAGGCGGTCAAGGATGACATCCCACGTCTTGAGTTACCGGAGCCGACGCACCAGGCCATCGATGTCCCGTACGAGCGCGGTGAGGATACCGAAGTTGTTTGGGTAGGGGTCGTCGTCCACAAGAACCTCCGCGACATCTTTGAGGTGAACCGAGCGCGAACAGGCGAGGAGCTAGACCCAACGACGGTCAGAGATCCGGAGTTAAACGAATGGATGTTGATGGCCGGGTACGATGGTACCGATCTCCTCAGTCTCCGAGTCACGCGCTGGCGCTATCCCGTCATGAAAGATAAGCTCTGGAGAATTGTACTCAATGAGGACGTGCTTGTCGTCCGTGGAGTCAAGCGCGGCTGGCGAGCCGCGCGAGAGATTCAGGTCAGCGACATCTGGGTGTTAGATGCCCAAGTCTAGGAGGAAGCCATATCATGAGCCGCAAGTCGGCGTAGCCGCTGCGCCGCAAATCAGCGAGGCCAGTCATCCACTACGGAGTCCATGTGAAACTTCTTATCGCCACCTGTGCCGCTTTTGTCCTGGCTGGGACAGCGGACGCAAAGGCACAACTTGTAGCGAAGCCGAACTGCGCGAAGCTCTCGTGCAGGGCGCATTCGCAACTGATGAACTTGAAACACGCTCGGTACGTCTGCCAGCACGGCAGACACTACGCGAAGAAGTGGTCATGTACAGCAGTCAAGTGGCTCAAGCGCGAGTACAACCAGACCATGACAGCGCTACATCCGGTGGCGGTGTCGTCTCACTACGGCGGGTGGATGTGTATTCACTCTGGGGAAGGAGCGTGGGATTCTCAAACTGGTAATGGCTACTATGGCGGTCTGCAAATGTCCTATGGCTGGGCGGGCAAGGTCAGCAATGCTGCCCTCCTCTCAGCCAATGAGCAGATCGCAGTCGCAGACGAAGTTGCTAGGGAACACGGCTACAACGACGGATGGATGCGGCACCAGTGGCCGAACACCTATCCGCCCTGCGCCGGTTATTTCCTTTAACCCTGAATGGAGGGAGCATGGCCGTAAGCACCACTCAGCTGATCGCCGATGTCGCTGAATCTCTCGACGGCGGCTACACACGTATCGAGATCAAGGAAGTTGTAACCACATTCTTTGAGACCATGGCCGACCGACTCAACAAAGGCGAGGAAGTCACGGTGTCGGGATACCTCTCACTCAAGTTCGGATACCGGCCTGGACGGAGAAAGGGCGAGACCGTCCGCAACCCGTTCGATGGCACCGAGCGGAAGTTGGAAGCAGCGACACCCGCCAAGATCACCGTCAAGGCTCGACCGCTCGCCAAGCTCAAGAACGCGACTCCGAGCGCGACGAGCAAGGTCGGCCGGACCATCAAGGCGGCGAAGAGTAAGTGAACCCGTACACCGCATCGCGAGAGTGGGACAACCAAGAGGAGACGCCACTACTGCGCGACGTGAGCTTCAATCGCCACTCGATGCAGGACGGCAAACATCTATCGCCGAACGATAACGGTCGCATCATGGTGGGCGACGACGGGATCACAGTCAAGCTCGTCCAGGGACTCAATCCTGAGTTCAAACAGGTCCTGTCGAAAGCACAGCGTGCCACCATCGGCATCGACCTGTCCCTGCCAGACGAGGACGACCGCGACTGGGAGGAGATGCTCAAAGGCGGGCTCCAGACGGCCCTAGAGTCGCAGGTGGTCGTCTTTGAGGTCTCCGGTGTCAGCCGTGCCTGTACCCATCAGTTGGTCCGCTCACGACGAGCCGCGTTCCACCAGCAGTCGATGCGGGCGAGCTTCTACGGTGACCGGCCGGAGTTCCGCATACCTGAGTCAGTCTGGCGTCTGCCAGAAGAGGTCAGACAGAAGTGGATCGAGGCGATGATGGCCTGCCATCATGCCTACACCCTGGCCTGTGAGGCAGACGTGGGTTACCAGGACGCTCGTTACATCCTCCCCGAGGGCACGACGAACTACATCATGCTGGAGTACCCACTCCGCGAGTTCATCAACGTCTATGCCTACCGGGGCTGTTCCATGTTCCAGTGGGAGATCGTCTCGGTCATGCGGATGGCCCGCGAGATCCTCGTTGGCGTCTACCCTTGGCTCGATCCCTACGTCAAGATCAGCTGCGAGAAGACACACGGGTCTATCGACAACATCGATATCGACAAGGTATCGGTTCAGGCTGGGGCTCACGCCTGTACGTTCCAGGGATGGGAGTCAGTCGAGGGGCAGTGCCCGTTCCCCTGGGCGCGGGAGAGCAATCGGCAATTCCGTTCAGAGCACCATCGGATCGAGAGGAAGTAATGGGCATCCCGGAGTACAGGTGGAGTGAGCATACACAAAGACGGCACGCCGAGAGAATGCGGCCATCTGAACTCCGGGAGCACTACAATGGCGTCGGAGAGGCAGAGGTAGTGCCCGGATTCCAATTGAGTGAAATCATGCTCACCTGGGTCCGGGCCTACATCGCGGAGCGGCCCATTGGAAAGGACTTCGTGGGTCCAATCGGCTGGCTCGCAGAGAAGACAGGTATCAATCCTCGCCGAGTGCAGGGCATCTGCAACGGAGAATATTCAACCGTGGGGGTCTCCCAAGCGGATGCCCTGCTCTCAGCGATTGAACGGACGGATCTCTTCACCAGTCTTTGGGTCTCACCGAATCCAAACTGGTCGAATGAGAAATGGATCGAATACTTGAGGGAGCGCGGATGCGCCTAATGTACAAGAAGTCCCGTAACCATCGTCTTATGTTCTGTCAAGTTCCTGGATGTAAGGTGATTACGTTCATAGACCAAGACCGCTGTCCATCTTGCAAGATCCCAGGTCGCCTGATCCGGGATCCGCTAGGACCAGTGCCAGCCCCTCGGCCGTATGTTTGAAATATACGAGTTTATATTTCAAGCCTCTCACGCCGTAGAATGGTGTAGGAGCCGAAAGGGGTATACCGACCGCCCCGATACCGTCGGAGGGCGTGAGCGTCCACCGTACAAAGCCTCGGAGTGTTTCTCGGCTCCGTCGCTAGGGCTTAGGAGCGGGAATCGACGTTGAGCAGGGTCGGAGACAACGGTTTCATTGAACGCTACTTCGATAGCGGCTTGACTCTGCCGTCCCATCTGGACAGGGGCATCATCTCAAAGCAGGAGGTAGAGCGGATCCTCCGACGGCTCTCCATTGTGACCCTGGCTGAGGCGATCCCGCGCCGACTCGGGGCCGATGCCGGTCCACGCGAGCTAGCGGATGACAAGCAGCGAGCGCGGCGCGTCAGGTATGCGCTGGAGAAGAGTCTCGGCTCATGGGATCGCCGTCACAGCCGTCTGCCGCTTGACGACGAGATCCGGCTCAACGCCGTCCATTTGATCTGGGAAGCGTGGGGGCCGTCTCACCTGACCGAGATCCTCGGCAGTATGCGCTTTGTCGCGACGTATGCCGTTCGCTTTGACGACGTCAAGTGGAGCAATCAAGCGCTCCACCGGCTCGACAACGAACACCGCTGGGTAGACTACGCCTTGAGGTGAAACCGGCGGGTTTGCGCCCCTGCGTACCCGCCGGTCTCATGCGGGCCTACCAGAAGTGGATCAGGCCGATCAGGAGAACAACCGCAATCGCGATCTCGGCAAGCGTGCCATAGTTGGGGTTAACCATCTTCGTCCTCGTCCTCGTTGTCGTCTGTGGCGGTTGACTCGTCATTGTCTGTCTCCTCCGTCTGCGTCTCCTCTTCCTGCTCACTCATGTCAACCCCTTTCACTCCGCGACTCTGACGAACACTATGCTGGCATCGCCGGAAAGTCTGCGCCGTCGCATCACCTCACCGCCATTGCTGTTGTTGTCAACACTGGTGTTCCCTTCAATGGCATCGAACGAAGCTGCGCTGCCATCCTCAAAGACGCCGATGTGGTCATACTCGCCGTCCCAGCCCCAGTCATAGCAGACGAGATCGCCCGGCTTCGGTGACGAGGTAATGGCAAGGCCGTTCACGCCGAGTCGCGCGTCGTTGACGATGTACGGCACGTAGGCGTACTTGGAGCCCTTCTTGAAGGAGCTTGATGGAGTTGCTGACAGCTGGTCGCACCAGGTAACGAACATCGCGCACCAGGGGCCGACCATGTTGTACCAATCGCAGTACTTAACCTGGTTCGAGTTGGCCGGTGACTCCTTGATGCCGATCTGCGTCTGAGCTTTGGCGAGCCGAGCCTTGGCGCTTGTGGTAGCAGGCGGTGCAGAAGGTTCCTTGCCGCCGAACCGATCCCAGGCCGCGTTGATCAACTCGACTGCCCGGGCGTCCATCGCGGGCTCGCCTGCGTGCGGCAGACCTGCCGGGATGCGGATCGAGCGGAGCAGGTTGAACGTCTCCTGACCGACCCAACCGGTCGGCTGGATCTTGCCCTGTCTCTGCACTCCGGCGATCCCGGTCTCCGGAACCATCCCACCCGCCTTGCCATGACTGAAGCCGTTACTGAACGCCTGGTCAAAGGCCTGCCATTCCCAACGACCTGCCCGTGAGACGGTTCGCTTGTAACCTTCGACATCACTACCGTCAACAGATGGCGTATGTCCAGGTTTTGCATCGGGCGGATAGAGTGGACGTGGGAAGCCCCTGACCGCGACCATCGGCCCTCCGGGATAGCCCTTCTCCCACCATTCTGTCATTTGTTCCTCTCAGTTGTCACATGAATCGTGACTGTCGTCGTCGATTGTCTAGGCCCATTGACAGCCTGCGAGGTCAGATATCCAGTCACTCCAGACAACACAAGCGCAGCAACGAGGAATATGTCCGTTCTCCTCATCGACCTCTCTTCAGACCTTCGCGAAACGCGGCCATCCGCTTGTCACACTCTTCTTTGCTTCGTTGACGTTCATACCTGAGTGCAAGATAGGCGGTGAGCACGCTGCCAAACCCTGACAGGAATGCGCCAAGAGATTCCAGGATCTGGCCATTCATCAAGTCTCACGGAGTAGGCGGAGCGGGTTGAGTCCCAGCTTGGCCACTCCCGTGCACCATCACGCTGCAGAGATCCTTGTCAGGATCGCCGCCCAGCGCATCCAACACGGCAGCCGCCGCTTCATCTCCCGACAGCGTCCACTGATCGTCGGGTGTGATCGTCACATTGACTTGAACCTGCATTTGTTCTCCCTTCTAGGCTGGACCAATTGCCATCCAGTTCATCCGTACCGTGGCATTCGCGAGCGGTGCCCAGGCCCCGGTATAGACCGTTATGGCCCGCAGAGCAGCCGAACTCGCGTTCCAGTTGACAGCTTGCGTATCGACGACGAAAGCCGCGACGGAGTTGTCGCCGTTCATCCCGAAAACGGCTGCCGGAGTTCCGCTGAACGCTACTGGGAAGGTGATCCACATCCAACCATTCGCGTCTGTTGCTTGAACGACGCTCCCTCCCTGATGCCTTTGGCCAGCCGATACGCCTGCGGTGTTGCGAGCCCAGGGCTGCCAAGCACCGTTGATCATCTGCCGCTGGAAGTACGGTGCCGGGTTTGTCGTGAATTGCCAGACGCGCTGAATCTGCCACGCAGTGTTATGGACAATACATTCCCCGATGTACCAGTTTCCATCGGGCGCGTTCGCGATGCTTGACCCCATGTACCAGCCGCTTGCGACGATTGCGTTCCAATCAGACGGAGCACCAGCACTGCCGAGGTAGCAGGGGTTCGGTCCAAGGCGACCTGGTCCGCTCACGAGCGAAGGAACGTCGGCGTCGGCAATCGCTGACCAAACCGCCGCACCGCCAACACCTTTGACCCATTGCCCATTGACTACGGGGGTCGGGACAGGACTGAGAACAATCTCCAGCCTGTCGCAGAGCGCCTTGATATTAACGGGCACATTCGCATTGTCCGGTTGTTGCGGATACGGTAGCTGATACTTTGCGGTCTGTCCAGCCATCAGATCATCCGTCTGCGTAGTAGTGGATCGAAGCCGTTGACACCCACGGGCTGCCCGAGGCCATCAGAGACACCCCTCCTGTCTCCGCGATACGCCACAACTCGCTCGGAGCCGGTGACACGCTGCTCGCACCGCCGAAGATCAGTTGGCGAGCGCCACCGCCCGTCGCGAGCGGCCGGTAGCCGACGGGCATCGTCCACGCACCGTTCCCGCCCGTGAACGACGTCGCCTGGATCAAGCCGTCACACACGACGAGACCGCTCGCGAGCTTGCGGAAGCGGGCAGGACCGAACGGAGCGCTATAGTCAGCGATGCCGGCCCCGTAGCCGAGCGACGAGATCGAGCGCCACTGTTGGTCGGGCGTGACGAGTGCGGCCACACCGCGCGTCACCTGCAACCAGTACGGGTACTGCGAGTCGTAGACGAATTCAATCGTCTCACCGATCCCGACGACGACGCTCGGCGTCGGCTGGTTGTAACTGTAGAGCCAGAACGGGACGCCACTGCCGCCCGTCGTCGCGTGCAACACCGTGAACGGCTGACCGTTGTTGCGCAGCGTGAGCCTTGTACCGTTGCCCGCTGCGGGTGCTCCGTACGAGCGCAGGCTGTACCCACCCACCGATGGGGTGACTTCATCAAGCAGTGAGGGCGCGCTCGCACCTGCCCACCCGACGTCAGTGTTCACCGCAGCGAGCGCGGTCTGCGTCTTCGCGACGAGACCTGACACGTCGCTCGCTGCGATTGGCTGCCATACGGCCGCATTGCCGACGCCCTTGAGCCACTGGCCGTTAACGACCGGTGTTGGGTAGCCAGGCACGCCGGGTGGTCCCTGAATGACGAGATCTGCCCAGCCCGTCGAGGTCTTGACGCGAATCGCGGTTGGATTCGCTTTTGTGTACTGCGGCTCTACGATTGGTCCACTCATGGTCCGCTCGTGCTTCCGGAGAGAGAACTGTACGGTACAGGTGCAACCGGGCCGACTGCAACAGGCGGCGGATCGCTGCTGATCCAGATCGAGCCGACGACTGCGCCAACTGGCTCGGCCACTTGCTCATAGACGGAGAAGACGCCGGGTGTACCCTGCGGGCCTGCTGGCCCAGTAGCGCCAGCCGGACCTGCTGGTCCTGGTACGGTGCTATCCGCACCTTTGGGTCCTTGTGGTCCGGTTGGACCAGCTGGACCTGTTGAACCAGTTGCGCCCGGCGTACCTTGTGGCCCCTGCAGACCAGTGTTACCTATTGGACCTGTCGGGCCTGCTGGACCTGTCGGTCCTGCAACACCTTGTGGTCCTTGCGGCCCGACTGGCCCTACTGGTCCAGTAGGGCCTGATGGACCTTGTACCGCTCCCTGCGTGATCAGTGAGAGTGTGGTATCTCGATTGTTGCCAGGGATTGCTCCGGTGCCATCAACATAAGTAACAGGGTATGACAGATACGTGCCATAGTCAGTCGGTAGCGCGGTGATGTCATAGCGGGCCCAGTTCGCTGAGTCAGCTGCATCTTGAAGATCAACATCATCTCCGACATTGATCAACTCAAGCGAACGTGAGACATCGGTGCCAGCCGTGTTTATCTTATTGATGAGTACATGCGTCGCAGCAGCCCAAGTCGTCGCATCAATATTGATGGCTCCTGTTGAGGGCGCTCCAATCCCAGCCTGCCAAGCCCAATGTCCGCTGTAAGCGATTGAACTACTAGTGGCCCCTGAGATGGAAATGTATGCCCCGGTCTCGCGCAGATACCAGATACCACTGTCTTGATCAATAAACAGGTCAGTATCTTCGCCAAGAGCGTTTGGCGGGATTCCGCTATCTACGCGGACGGCCGTAGCAGGATCGATGACGAGATGCTGAGACATTAATCGTCCATCTTGACGATGTATGGAATAGCGACCGTCGGCGGCATATTCTCATGCTGGTTACTGCCACCTGCGCTAGCAACTGAGACACCAGT